ATATTATTTTCGTAAACATCTATTTTATTTTTTTATCTTTTTGTTAAAATATTTTTTTATCTTTTAGTTTTTTCGTCAGACTTGTCTAATTTTACAAAATTAGTAGTCTACACTTTATTGATATTGAGTTTTCAGTATGTCGTTTTTTGGAGATATTCAAGGCGTATGCGCACTTTTAGTTCGCATACGAGCTAGTTAGACGGCATTTTCTGAATCCAAAGGGTTACTTCTTAGGAGTCGCGCCCCGCCCTTGTTGATTTGGGTTACTTTATTTTTCTCCCTAAACAGTTTGTAATATAGCCGTCCATAGTCGCTGAAGCAGTGCTATATTTAGTTTGCCAAATTTCGTTCAGAATATTATCGTAGGATGCACCGTATGTTTGAAACCCTACATTCCCCCATTTCCCTTTTTTGTCTTGTATAAAAACTTCTTCTCTACTATACAATGGGATTATAAACGGTGATTGAGTGACTACATGAAATTTATCCGTGCTGCAAGTATGGAGTAAATCTCGTGTAGACATTCCCCTTTCAGGGAAAAACAAAGTGTTATCTTTGTTAATTCCATCTGGTAAGTCTATGCCGTTATCATCTAACTTTATATAACAATTCATTTATTTTTCCTTCCTTTTTTATAATATGCAAATACTTTTTTTAACGCATTCTCTAGCGTTCCAAAATCCTTAGACAATTCCAAGAGTAAAGAATGATCTTCTTCATCTACTCGAATTGTATACTTTTTGCCTGACTTTTCTTTCTTCATACAATTTCATACAATTTCATACTAAATAAAAATGTCAAACAGTTTTTGTAAAAATTTTAATAATCGCCCCGCGATATTTTTGTATAGGTTAGCAAAGTTGAAGGATTCAGAAAACGCCGTCTAACAATAGCATGAGACGCTGCGTGACTGACAACATCGGATGCTGTCAGTCTCTTGCTCCAAGCCTGCTTAGGCGTTCTAGTTTTACTTTTTAGTAGTTTGTCGGATACGCAAGATTACGCGCTACACACGGACGTATCACGAATCTTGCACAGAATTAGGTAGGCTTGGAGACAGCTTAAGGAAGCCGTCGTCTATGCTAAACGTTAGTTGCCATTTTTGGAAGCCCATAGAATAACTTTTTAGGAGTCTCACCCAACCCTAGATTTTGTCGAACCTAGATTTTTAATTCGTCGAACTATCTCAGCGAGTAAACCAATTTTAGACCGTTCCAATTCTTGCCCTCTTGCAATTTTACTTTTTGCTCTGGACAAAGAATTTCTATCGCCTTTAAAAATTTGACGGGATAACTCAGATTGTCCGCCCTCAGTAGAGTTAGATTTTTCCTCTACAATTTCAAGCCCTAGAAGTTCTAGGGCTTTTAAATCAGACTCGAATTTTTTAATATTTGTCATAATAAATTCTTTCTCTATAACCGATTAAACAATTTAGTAATTTGTTCTTTCGTCATATCTCCATAAACTTTTTTAAACTGTTCAATCAAATCATCCGACCTATTCAAAAAAGCTTTTACCGTTTCTATGTCGTTACCTTTGACAGCATCACGGCAAATCATAACATAATGGATTAGCATTAGATAATCTTTTTCATGTATCCAGTATGTCGGCTCTGATTGGTTGTAATTAAAACGATTAGATAGGAATTCGATAAATACCTCAAAAGTTTTTAACGCCTGTTCATCCAATCCCATCATTGGATTACGCATAAGGCTTGTTACATCCTCAAGTAGTAACCTGTCTTGTAATGTCTTGTTTAAAAATACTCTTTTCATTTAAACATCCTTGCAAGTTCTTCATCTCGCCGTTTCATAATTTCCTCAAATGACAAAACTTTATAGTGATTAAATTCAATGTTTACTTTTCGGTCACTGAGGTTAATATTCATTTGCTTCTTTCTGTAAAGTTTGCTGTTAATTTCAATTGCTTGCTTTTTGTTGTATTCAATCTTAGAACATGCAAACCGGTATCCATATTTTGACTTAATCAAAATATCGGGATTGGTGCATTTAGCTGACAGATTGATTGTGATTGCTAATAGTAGTATGATGTATTTCATATGTTTATTTCCCTCGTTAATTATTTTTCTAAAAGTATTGAATTGATTCGTCTTGCTTTATCTAAAGTCAAGCAACCGCCTCTCTCAATAGTATCTTCAATATATCTACTCAAATTCAGAAACTCTTGATTGTCAATTATCTCTTGTTCTGACCTAAATAATCGCATAGGAGTTTCATGCGAATAAAGCTCTTGCATTAATGAACTTAAATCATACCGATTTTGCAGCTCATTAATTATAATAAATCCACCGTCTATTTTATCAATAGTATGCTCTTTAATTATTAAAGTATTTCCTTTGTAAAAATAAGAATATAGTGTTTGACCAACTTGAATTTCTTGACTACTCATAAACACTCCTCTAAGAATTCTTTCCTAGCTTGTAAATCATTTACTTGAGATTGCAAAGCTTCGCGGTCTTTCTGATTTCGACTACTGCTTATTTTACTTTCCAGACTATCAATGTCTTTGTTTACTTGAGTCAACTCTTCTCTAATTTCGGTCTTTGTCATTTTATTTCCTCATTTGACTTGTCATGAATTTTTATATTCATTCACGCTAATATTCTTTTCGGTCAGTGACGCAAAACCTTTAGTCATTTTTCTGTCACTTTCTGTCATGACTAACTTAGTTGCTCGGAGTTCTTTAAAAACTCCAAACAATTCTTTTTCCACTTGTTCACATCTTTCTTGTAATTTTTTATTCATTATCTTGCTAATACATTAAATATCAATACAACAACGATGACAAAAAATACTGGTATCCAAAGTGGAGACAATACCCAGAACCAACTCCAATCAATAAACCCCATTAACTTTAATGCTATAAATAACAAAGCTAACAAACTTCCAAACCCTATTCCATTACTTGCCGATTTCTTTTCCATTTCTTTCTCCTTATCCTAATGACTTTCTTAATGCTACTGGTAATAATGCCAATGCAATTCCACTTAATACAATTATAGTAAACAACTATTAACCTCTTTAATGTTATTTGGCTTACTCATCATTCTTGGTTGAACTTCTTTTAATTTTTCGTTTGCAGCTTCTTGTAATTGTTTTTCCCTTAACTCTTTTTCGATTCGCGCATTCTTTTCTAATTGCGCTCTCCATTCTTTAGAGCCTTTCACTAAATGATGCGCTATCGCACCGCTTCCATTTGATTCCCATACTATTTCAACTTCTCCCCTACTCTCAGTAGATTCCTCACTAACAGGCTTAGATTCCCCCTCTAGAGTGTTTTTAGTGGCATCTTGTAACGGAGTAGGGGAGTTCTTGCGTTCTAAGTTCTGCCACAAATCTATTTCAGCTTTTTCAATTCGTCTTTCTTCTAGTATACTCTCTATGAATGAGACTACTAACGGTAAGCCTCGAAAGATACCAATAAACAATCCAGCGATTGCAAGTATAGGTTTAAGAATATCAACTAGCCAATAGAACAATGACCAAAGCAAGTCTTCCATCTTGCCCATAAATACACCGTATGCAATCGTAATAAATAAAGCGAATAACAAAACACTTCCTATTAATTCGATAGTGTTTAAAAATATTCCTTTGCTCTTAGATTGTGAGTCTTGATAATTAGGATTAGCCATTTGATTTCATCCAAAAGTATTGACGTTTAGTTAGCTCTCCTTTTCTGCCTTTATCCATTTTATCGAATCTGCTTTTTTGTTCCGGTATGTAAGAATAGTTAAACCAAATATGCACTGCAATTAAGAACATAGGTATTCCAATCCAGTAAGCACCAAAAGAAATAATAAAATACAGTCCGAGTATAATCAATAGTATGCTCATGCGTTAATTTTCCTTGAACTTATGTCTATCACTTTTCTGTCATTTTCTGTCACGTTTCTTTCACTTGCTTTATACCATCGGTCAAGAGTCGATAAACTTATACCACTTTCATTCGAGAGTAGTTCAAGCTTACGAGTGATATTTTTTTTATCCTTCTTGATTTTTCGAACTCGGTCAATTAATTCACTTCGAGAATATTCGATTTTCGAAACTTCCTTTTCTTCGACTTGTTCAATCTTGCTTGGCTTAATAAATGCGCCTGACATAAATATCATAACACCCGATAAGCATACATACAAATAGATAGGAAGTTCATCCAAAAAAGTAAGCTCGACATTTGCTGTAAGGATTTGATTGTGAATTTTTTTATTGTTAGCCTTTACTGTTTTCAATCCTTCATCATGCTTCTTTTGGTTGTAAGCATTATTAGCCATACAGATAGATTTTTTCTCATCGTCTTTTATTACTCCACATGGTTGACCTACAAATTCTTTTTCAGGTCTAAGCCCTTCTCTTAATTCATATTTTCTTTTTTCTAATTTTTCAGTTAGTGTAGTATTGTATTTATCTCTAACGTTTGACATTGATAATACTACAAGAGCAAGTGTAATATAGATTAGCCCTTGATTCTTCCCTACACCAACGGCAAGAGTAGCGATTAACAGTAAAGCTAATCCTATCAATACTCTTGTAGTTGTTACATCGGAATAAAAAAAAGATAGGATTATATCTGCTATGAGTGTTCCATAATAAGGCAACATTTGTTTATGATTTTCGATTGTGATTTTTTTCATTTTACTACCTACTTAAACCGGCTCACGTCAAACCGGCTAAATGCTGTTATTAATTTACGCTGCCTTTGCTTTTTTTGTTGCTGGCTTTTTCTTTGCTGCTGCTTTCTTTTTGGCTACCATTTGATTCTCCTTTTAAATTATTTAATACAAATTCACTTACTAAATCTTTTTCTTTTTTGCCTTCACGTAATGCTTGGCTTTTTAGTTTTATTTTTTCATTTAAAGGAATATACCCTACGATTCTTTTTAGCTCTGACATATTTTTACATAAAAATATTAATGCAAAAATATGTCTAGTAGTTTTTATTTAACTTAAAATAAAGAAGTTTCTTTTTCTTTTACTTCAAATCTAGTCTCGACATTTTCAAGATTCAATTCTGCTTGATGATAATATGAGTCTTTCAATTCACACCCGATTGCAAATCTACCCATTGAAACCGCGCTGTATACCTCACTACCTACACCCATGAATGGAGTAAAAACAACCTCGTTAGGATTCGAATAAAGTTCTACAATTCTATCGCATACATCCAATTGTAAAGGATGAACATGTTTTTCATCGTCTTCAGTTTTTGCTGATTTGTATTTCAAAACATTATCTAAACGAATATCATCCCATACGCTAGATGCATAACGCTGCCAAATAATATGAGATAATTTATTTGAACGAGGGTCTTTATGATTTGCATATTTTCTTTTTAACTCCTCAAATGATTGATTGATATACTCTTTAATTGCATTAGTATAAGAATAACGCCCTTTAGACTCAATCCACATTCCTTTTAATTCTGGCATTTGAATTCCATAGTCTTCAAGATGCTCGACTAATAACGGGTATTCGCCCGCATAATGAGTAAGCCCAAAAGGATGAGTGACAGGGACTTTATTCTCTCCACGTTTTTTGAAAATCAAAAGATAATCAGGCATTGCACATGACGTTTTAGTAGAGTCTTCAACTATTAGCTTGTGCATTAAATGTTTTGCCATAATTCTCATTCTTACTGTCAATGGTTCTTTCCATATAGTAATTCTACCAAAATAATGAAATCCGTTTTCTTGATGCATTTTTATGACATCGGCAGGAAAATCGTAATTATCCTCTGTATGAGAAAATTCATCCATCGTATGAACTGCTGATATTCTACCAGCTTTCATGATACGGAATTTTTCTTTTACAAAAAATTCATATTGTTTTAAAAACTCTTCTTTGTCTTTGCAGTTTGACAAGTCCAATTGAGAGCTTGAATATTTATACAATCCGACAAAGGGGGGGCTATACATTGATAAGTCCACACTTTCGTCAGGCAATGTTTTCATTAACTCCATTGAGTCGCCATTGTAAATCGAATATCTGTCTGTAATTTTTTGGTTTTTAACCATTTCCTTAACCTCTTAAAAATTTTGGTAAATTTATTTCCTTATCAAATTCTTTTTTCTTTTCCGTGTATTGGTTTAGCTTCTTGTTTAGTTTTTCAAATAACATTTCCATTTGTGCTTCTTTTTTCTCTAAAGCATCAATGACTTTTTGCTGTCCATCGGAAAGGATTCTATCTACAAACACTTTTCTTTTTTGCCCGAATCGGTAAAATCTTCTAATCATTTGATAATCTTGTTCGAAAGAAAATGTAGAAAAAATACAAGTGTGATTGCAATGCTGCCAGTTAAGACCGAATGAAGTAATTTTAGGTTTAGTGATTAGCTTTTTAATTTTGCCCTCTGAAAAGTTAATCAATATTTCTTCCTTTCGTTCTATTGACATACCGCCTTCTATTTGCACCGCGTCCTTATCAATTTTTTCCAGCAAATCAGCCTCAGCATTTAAGTTAGCCCAATATACAGTATAATCATGTTTAGCCGCTAGTTCTACTGACATTTCACATCGTTTCTCTAATGTCTGTTTATTCTCTTGTCTAATCTCTGTTAACCTTCGAGCCTGTTGATTAAACATCATGATTTGATTATCTATAATCATGTTTTGTTCATTTTTTACTTTATGGTAACGTTTAACCAATTCAGGAAGTATATGTCTTTCATCCGAGTATCCTAAATCACTAGGCTTTCTTACTGATACAGCCCAAGTAGCAATCCAAGAAAAGAAAGAATCTATTGCATGAGGTTTTAAAACCCATTTGTCAAATAAATCCATAGCTTTAATTGTATTTTCGTTATTAGTAAAAAATATTTTAAGCATGTCCACATAACCCATATACCCTAACGCTTCGCTCGAAGTTCCTAGTTCAGTGTAGTCATTAGGTGATGCTGTGGCCGTAAAAAGATAACGATATTTTATTTTCCTAAGAAAAGCAGTAGCAGCTAACCTAATCTTGCCCTTGTCGTTTTTTAAAATTGAACTTTCATCTAATGAAACAACTTCGAAATCTTGCCAGTTAAACTTACCTAATCTTTCGTAATTACACAAAACAATTTTCTTTGTAAACGTTCCATCTTTTGAGTATTCAATGTCATCAATTCCTAGCTCATGTGCTTCTTTGATAAACTGAAAAGCTACTGCCAAAGGACAAATAATTAATACTCTCTTGTTGGTATGCAAAACATAATTGTAACAAATAACTAAATTGATTCTAGTTTTACCAAGACCAGTATCAATAAATTGAGCTTGCCTGCCTTTAAGTATTCCTTTTTCGGCTAGATGTTTTTGATAATCAAAAAGATTGTCAGGCAGCCATACTGGAGTAATCCCAAAATTATCAGATACATGTTTTTTACTTTCGATTAATTTATAGTAATCGTTCATACTTTATCCTTTGTATTATATACATTCATAACCTCTTTAATAATAACTAAATCGACATTTAAAAAAAATACTTTAGCTAAATTTATTCCCTTCCATATAATTTTTAACTATTGCCTTGAACATATCGAATGACCAAGCAAAGCAAGCATAATGACCTTCTATCAACAATAGATTAATTGTATTTTGTTGGTCACGTAAATGTGAACGTCCAGTCTTAGAATCATAATCATTAAGCAAAGTAACACCGTCTTTAAGAAAAGGAGATTTGATTTTTAACTCGATGAATAACGATGAGTATACGCCGTTGTTTTTATTGAATTGGAAATCTAGGATATTTCTCTTAAGACCACCGAGTTTTTTAGCCTGTGATATTATTTGAAACTTATACCTACCAGGAAAAGCCATTCCTTGAAATGCATGAAAATAGAATAGCTCTGTTAATTCTGGATAGGTAGATTCCATCCAATCATTGCAAGCCTCTTGTAGAGTAGCTTCGTCATTTTCAATTGTCTTTATTTTTTTAGGCTTACTAGGTGCGAATATGTCTGACATCTTTTTAAAACGTAGACTCATAGTATCCCTTCAAATTCAATAACCCATACCCAAGGGTTTTTTTCCCATGACATAGCTCCATTTATAGATTCCCATAATGTTATATAAGAATATTTTGGACTCTCTACTGTTTTGTCTAATCGTGTTTTTAAATATTGTTTCCATCTACTACCAATTAATTCTATCCCCTCTGCAATTGCATCTTGTTCACTAATATCTGATAATCGTTCAACTCGAACGGATTTTATCTTTAATCGAATACGGCAAGCTTCTTTTGGCATATGAATAGAAGGTTTCCATTTAGCATAATCAATTATTGAACCATCGGAAAGTTCTATTTCGTTTGCAGGAATCCCATTATTATAATCTGCTTTATACACATACTGACTATTAAGCTTCGACCACGTTTCCCTTACCCATAAGACATCGCTCACTTGACCATAAGGGCATTTTGAAATAAATCCATCATTTGTATAATCTTGCCAAAAATCAGATGTCCTATTAGACCAACAATGGTATTTATACCAATCATCCTTGTCATTGTCATTGTAACGAAGTTCTCCTTTTACAATCCTTCTAGTCTGAGTCTTTCGATTCGCTAAAATAGCACTTACCATTTCTGTAGAAAATAATATTGGACGCTCTTTCATTTTTCCTCACACCCTTTGACTGGCTGACCTTGAACCGTTTTACTAATCTTTGGCTTAGTTACCTTAACCTTAACAACGTTTGCATCTACTGGATAGCAGATACTTGTTATTGTAAGCATTAAGCTTGATAGGATAATTGTTATTATGTCCTTCATTTGGTTACACCTAGAAATATCTTTGCTAGCTTTGTTAGTTCAGGAGATTTGTTGATTTCTGATATTGCAAGTTCTACAGATTGTTTTGAATTAAAATTTACAAAAGATAATCTATAATCAGTATTTTTAGATTTAAAAAATAACTCATCTTCCTGTTTTTCCATTACAATATAATACGGAAATCCAAAATCTTTTTTAGTTTCAAACTGCGCGTTACACCAATTAGCCAAGTCTATCATTGCAAGAGTAGCGTCTATTTTTTGTAAGGTTTCCGCATTTACGTTGTCAGTCTGTTCTAGTAAACAAGTAAAATAACATCCAGCAATTCTTACCTCTTTTGCAAATAATGAACGGTTAAAGCTTGTTAGCTGATCAAGCTCTTGCAGTTCTTTTTCATACGCAATTATTTTATTATCAAAATATTCACGATTCTCTTTTGCAAATTTAATATGACTTTCTATTTCTTGTTTTCTATCCATCTAATCGTTCTCCTCTAACCGTGCGACTAAAGACGCTATGTATGATTTGTGTTCATCATTCGCGTATAGTGCTTTAAATTCTTCATGACTTTTGGCTCTCTGCCATGCAAGCGTAATTTCCATTACAAGCAATTTATTTTCATTGGATTGCAATCCATATTCCATAAGCTCGTCAAATGCTGTTCGTGTAATCATAAATAACCTCTTTGATATATTTCGGCTATCTGATAAAATACTTTAGTGATTTTTTAAACAGGTAATTTTTTTGAACCACTTGCAAGCGATTGCACGGATTTAATTTGCGATAATATTAGCTTACTATACCGCCATGCTTTCCAAAGTTTATGGCTCTCAACCATGCGCAAATTGATTGTAACGTAGCTAAACGTAGGAAGTCCATATTGATTTATATGGTCACGTAACGATATTAATTCAAGACCATTCTCTACAACACATGGCAAGCCTGGAGCCAATGTCGTCCCATAACCGGAATATAGACAAATAGGTGGTGTCCTGAATTGTGAATCTTTAAATATATTCAGTGGGTTAATGTCTTGCATAACCGTGCCCATTCTTTCAATCTGATACAACTTTAACGAGTTTCCAAAGTTCTTATCGTTCTTATCTATGATTGGAAGTTTGAGACTAATGCGAGTATCCTCAGAACGCACATATTGGAATGGAGTGTAATCTAATCCAGGCACAGGATAATCTTGGAATACACTTTTCTTTGTCATGTTCACATCTACTTCGGGTAAGAATGGACTTGTAACAAATGAAGTTTGAGCGATATTTGCAATGCTGCCATTCGGAGGTAATATGCATAACCACCAATTAGGATATTTTCCTTTTACGTTTATTTTCATTTACATTGCCTTCGCTTTCCAACGTTTCATTTCACTACCAAAGTCTACTTTGCTTTGAACTTCTTTTGCAACTTCCATCGGGCTAGATGCTTGGATGTTAAAATTAAATACTCGATTGTCTATGTAAGATGAATTAGCACTCATAGCATTAGCGTTATTAGCCACTGGTTTATTCAGGTTCTTTAAATCGTTGTTATTCATTATAGAACCTGATTTTTCAGGCATGAATAATTCAGCACCTTTCTCACCAACTATATAAGGATTATTAGCAGTAACCGCACCACCCGCCGCTCTCATTTCTATTTTTTCTAATCCGAACGCGCTACTAATTTTAGGCATCTTGTCTATAAGCCAATTTAGCGAGCTAGCCCAAGCTCCTTTTAAAACGTCTGCTACTTTATCATATATACCGCTACCAAAGGAAAACACTTTATCTAGTAAGTCGATAGGGCTAGACGTTAAACTTTTTTTAACACTTTGCCACATATCGCCAATCCAATTAAAAAACTCAGTTACTTTTTCTCTAGCACCTGAAAATATATTACCGCCAAAGTTCATGAACTCTTTTTTAATCTCGCTAAACTTAACAGATAGTTTTCCAATCCAGTCACTGACAGCAGCTATATCTTTTTTGAGTAGGACAAATTTTTCGCTTGTCATACCGACTAAAAATTTAAGCATTTTAAATACATTAGCTGCAATTATGAACGGAGCAAAGGCTAATCCTAATACTACTTTACCCAAAAACTTAAACGTATCTTTTACCCATTCAGCATCAGTTCCAAGTCCAGACAATGAATCTTTTAATACTTGGATAGCTTCTCCTAATTCAGCGAATGCAGGAACAACGGTTTCGATAAATGCCTCGGACATTCCATCTATGAAAGGGCTAACAGAGTTTTTCCACATGACACCAAACACAATACCAATTGATTCGATAAGCGGTGTAAGCATTTTAGCAAGTTCATCGAATACAAAATATATTTTAAATCCTGTCATGGTTAGAAAGTTTACAAACTTACCTATCGTTACTTTTCCACTACCAAAAGCAGACATAAATCCATTGAACGCACCTTTCAAAGCGTTAAATACTGTTTTGCCGATAGCCATAGCAGAACGAAAAACGCCCGCTAGTATTTCGCCTAATTGAACAAATACAATTCTATTCTTTGCTACCCAATTATGTATACTCATTATGACAGGCAATACTTCTTTAGCCAATGGTCTAAAAAAGTTAGTGCTTACCATGTCGCCAATGTTTTCTATTGCTTGACCGATAGCAGGAAAGTTTTTATTCATAGCTGACATAGCGCCTGACATAGCACCTAACGCAGTGTTATAAATAGCCATACCGCCGGCAACTGCCATTGCACTCATACCACCGACTGGCTTATCTGCTTTTTGCTCTTTTGGCTTGCTCGGTGTTTTGTTTAATACCTCGGAAACTTTTTTAGCTGAATTCTTAACCATTTCAGAAACTTTTTCTATTTTGACAAAGTTCTTTATTAGTTCGATTTGATTCTTTACAGCCTTTCCGGTATCAAATTGATATTCTAAACCTACTGTATCATTTGGCATTAGTCACCTACCACATGCGATACATAGCCTTTGAGTTCTCGCATTGCTTGTGCTTTCAATTGTTGGATAGTCGATGTTAGCCCTGGAGTTGCAAGACCTTCTGAATAACCTTGAATACTAAAGCTAGAAATATTCCCTTGTAAGCCTTGTTTCTTAATTATCAATTCACTACCTGTAAATAATCTAAGTGCGTTATAAAGTCTAGTGGGTAATTCATCTAATTCGTAACCGATTCGAAAGGTTACTTTTATATTCCTTCGACCTTGCGGGAATACCGCCCTAATCGTTCCAATTGATACGCTTGTTAATTGTTTGATTCTTAAAACGCCTTCCTCTGCTATTAAGAACACGCTACTAATATCAATGATGTAATTCAGAATCATACCTTGTATAATTTGAATTGAGATTAATTCGCGTATGCCTCTATGATTTAAAAATAATTCCTCGGTGTTTGTTCCATCGTGATATGTAGAAAGTTCATCGACTCGACCGATTGGTATTTGTGTAATTGCTTCGATATTATCTTTAGCAGATTGGATTGCATCATTAATCATATGCTCGTTAATTGAATAAATATACACTTCACCAATTGCGCCTGATGCTACACCACTATCATCTAAATATCGAATAGTAGTAGAACTAACGGCTGTTATCTCATGGTATCCTGCATTCTTACCTAACGTGATATAAACATATTGTCCGACTATCGCTGTATGTGAAGTAGCAGTGGTTATCTCGCATATACCACCACTTACAGAAATAGATGATATGTTATTTTTTTCAGTTAGTGTTTCGTAAATTGTAATATTATAAGGTTTGAAAAAGGTTAAGATGTCCTCAGTAGTTGTCATTATCCTAACCTCCTTATGTGGTTAAATGAAAGTAGTCTCTAATAATTCCCATTTCATTTTTATAAATTCGTCTCGTGCTACTGTGTCAAAAGTTTCATGCTTTCCGTTCTTAACTTCGATGCTTGTCTCATTACCTTGTAAGTAAATAAAAACCTTGCCGTCTCCGTGTGGAACTTTGAATATCCATGAATTTTCTTTTCTTGGTTTTCCTAAAAATGGTTTTTCGTAAACAGTTAAGTCAGTCCATCTTTCACGCTTAAATGCCTCTGCAATTTTTTTATTCTCAGGGCTTATGAAAAACTTTACTTTGCTATTTATGATTTCATATCTGTAAGTATCGTTATCCGCTACTATTGATACAATTCCATTTTCAATATTTTTATTCTCAAATATGTAATACTCTTTTTCGGAGTCGTTACCTAAACTAAATTCGATTTGTTCTTTTTTTTGTTTTGCCATATACTTAATACTTGACGAGCTATTACACCCGTCAAGTAAAATTCCGTTAAGCTACTCTTAAACCTTGTGCTACAAATGATGTGTCAGGGAAAGCTGGCACTATCGCACCAGTTGTATAAAGTAAGAATTGTGAATACGCGTCAACTTCTGCTAATTGACGAACGTTCACGAGTCCTTGCATTGCACTTCCTGATTGGTGGGTATATACATATTTACCCATACCTTGAACGGGGTCTAAGTCGATAAGATACACGTTTTCACCGTTTACACTAGATACCGCAGTGTTTGGAATATCACCGGAAATATCAGTTCCATCGGCTGTATTAGTCACAGTAGTATCAGCTACCAAAGAAGTCAAAGTCAAAGTTGTAACTGGACTTGTAACGTCTGGATAACCTTCGCTGTCATAACTAAATGCAGGGAATTCTCTTTTCAATGTGGTATTAGCCGCACCGGTTGTAGAACCCGCATACACGCGATACTTGTAAGCAATATACTTGCCGTTTGCATCAGTAGGAGGTGTTACTGTGATACTAATCTTTTGAGTAGAACCACCACCTGCTAATACAATGTTAGCCTCTGGGCTTGCTACACTTCGACCGTCTCTTGATAAATACTCTACTCTTACATAATAAGTTCCATCACTAAAAGAACCACCTGTCAATCCACCACTTGCAAGTGAGATAGATGCCATAGTTCCTGCACCAAGACCACCTACGAAAGTAGATTCGAGAATTGGGATACCTTGGTAAGCGTATGTTAAGTAACCACCGTTTACAGTTACAGGCTCATATACACCTTTTGGAATTCCATCGGCTGCGGCAAATTGGGATACTACCCTGACGTTAGTTAAAAGTCTACCCACTAATTGATGCATCTCAGGACTCATGATAATCGCTCTAGGATGGAATACACCACCTTTACGTCTAGAAGCTGCAATCATATCATCTAAGAATTTTAGATTTGTTGGAACAGTAGGCGCACCCGCTGTATGGTATTTCGTTCTGTTTGCAGAAGGTATCCAAGTATCCCATCCAGAAAATTCGTAAGGGTTAGCACCAACGTTTCCATACATAGAATAAAAGTTAATATCCCATGAATGAAATAAAAGTTGATTCTCTAACTCTCTTTGAACAACGTCAATTCCTTCTTGTCCTGCATCTTCGGTAAAGAATGCGATAGGCACTTTACGTTTAATCGCTTTCATCACTAAAGGCAATCTGTTATACTTGGAATTTACGTTAGGAGTATTAGCCCCACCAGAATGTGCAGGAACTACACCACCACTAGATGTAACTCTTGTGTAGTAGTAAGTATAAACCTTGTTATACTCAAGATTGAGTAAACCGATTTCAGGATTTAACGCGATGATTGTATTAGTAATCTCTGTTCCAAGCTTGATGCTTGATAACGCATTGTTTGTTTGCGAATCAAAGAACAAAGCTTTTTTCAAACGCTCTGGTCTAGAGCGATATAGTTGTTGTAAACCATTAGCCATTAGTTGCCTCCAAATTTAAGAAAAGACTTCATAACATTTCCAGAAAGTCGTCTATTCACAGTTACATCACCATTGCTTTTAGTAACTTTTTCAGCTACCATGTCAGCAAGTTGATTCATATCAAAACCGGTGTTAGTTTGAGCAGGTAAAGATTTTTTTACAACTTGAGACTTACTAACATTAACCGCACCAAGACCTTCCGCAAGATTCAATAGAGATTTTTCTAAAATGTCAGAACGTCTAACAATGTTAGAGTTTTGGCTAATCAGTTTGTCCATTGATTTTGTCATTGCAAGAATAGATTTTTCAAGAACGTCATACTTTTTAACGAGAGACTTTACTTCTGGATTGTCAGTGACTTCTTTAGTTCTTTCTTCTGCTTTGTCATCCGCAGAACCTTCGCCTTCTCTTTTGAGTTTGGTAAGATTCTTTTTAATGTCAGCTAAAGCTTTTTGAAGTTCAGACTTTTCAGTTTTATCTTCTTCGCCTTCTTCTTTCTTAGCTTCTTTTTCTTCGTCAGTTCCTTCTTCTTTTTCTACTTCGTCATCACCTTCTTCTTTAGATGCCATTTGTGAAGTAGCGTCATTCATAAGCTGGGTTTCCATAGATTCAATTGTGGATTCAATTTTTTGGATTAGTTCCATAGCAGCATTTCCATCGCCGCCTTCAATTGCATCTTTTACATTTTGCACATCGCCCATAGTTTCATTAACTAGGGTAAGCAAATCTTCCTTTTTGATTTTCATAATAGCTCCTTTATTTTTAGCCGTTTTAGTGGTTAATTGTGTTTTGTCGTTCATTGATACTTCTGGAATCTGCTTGCCGGATAAGTTAAAATCAAACCTCGCGAGAAGTTCTATCATCTTGTCTCTGTATGTATCAAATTCTTTTATCAATGCTTCTTTTTTGCCCTCAGGCGATTGGATTGAGTTCATAGTCTCATTGAACGCTGTTTCGAATGCGTCCTCCAATCTTGTCACTTCATGCACATAATCTATGTTATCCTTTTCGAGAATAGTAGCCATTATGGACTTGTTAAGTGGTAGAATGTTTTTCTTTACGCTTTTAGTTTTTCGCTCTAGTGCTTTTTGTATTGCAGTAACAACTGATTTTTGATAAGCAGGACGACTAACAAGGCTTACCCCTGGGTCTAGTTCTACTTTTTTAATCACTCGACTTCCATCGGCATTAGTGATAATATCACCGTCTTCCATGTATCCCTCAATCGAGAATCCAAATGATTTAGGTTTGAATCCATTGAGTCCTTTTGCAAGGTCATATACGTGTTTGGCTAGTTCGATGTTTCGAGATGGAACAGGGTCGCCTTCTTTCCATAAACGGTATTTGTTAATCCAGTCACCGTCTTTGATTTCGGCACTCTCAAGAGTTCCAATTGAATCAGTGTAGTCTTTTTCGTGATTGACAAATAAAAGAATATTCTTCGATTTCAGTTGCTCTTGAAATCCTTCAATCCCTTCTTTCGTAATCCTATCACCGTGACCATCGACATCCATTCCCGATGCAATTCCGTATAGGTAGCGATTACCGCCGGTTTCCTCTGCATATGAGTCTGTATCGTTTTTTAAAACTTTATGACTTCTAAAATCCGCTGGCTGTAAATCGAATCTTATTAAATATCGTTCATTGTCTTTGGTAATAGTCGTGGACATATCTAAGTTATCATAGATATGCTTGCCAAATCAAATTTTTTTTATTATAGGTTAAAAAAAGTTAAGTAAGTTTTTGTGTAGGTAAAAAAATAGCCTAGCAAGTCGGTAAACTTACTATGCTAAGGAGAGGTTAAATACGAATGAGTAAAATTATTTCGATTTAATTATTGAAGTTGTATTATCTGTATTTATTAAATACGCTTTCTTGCAATTCAAACATACTTGATGTTTATAAATAAAATGCAATCCTTTACTGTTATCATAATGAACTTTGGTTTGTTTATTACAATGAGGACATTTAATGTATTTCATTGCGATTCTTTCCACAGTCTCCTTATTAGTTCTTTTCTGTCAACCTGTCTTACTCTGCAAACGTGCCATAACTTTTTTTGCAGCGAGAAATCTGCAAAGCGTGTTAGGTCCACATTACTTTGATTTACGTAATTTTCGATTAGTATAATAAATTTCATCATACTATCGTTATCGGTTGACTTTGAAAATACTTTAGGCATAATTTATTTTACACTTAGCTCCTTAAAAATATCTAGGTAGGTTTTTTCGATTGGATACGACTTGCCCTTGATTGTAACCGAAAAAGCAGAATCACACTCTTTAGAATAATCACTCCATTCTTTTTGAGTCATGCTTTCTTTAATCGCGGTTACTGCTTGTTTGTTTCTTGACGCTCGAAGGTCAATGCATGGAATCATGGTCTGCCTTCTAATATCATTTTCACTAAAGAGTTTTTTAGTTTAGAATTCTCTTGTTGCAATTTACGATTTGATTCAGTGAGGCTATTAATCTTGGTAGCCGTTGAAACAGTCACAGTATCGAATTTCTTATTTTCCAGTTCATCGTATGCTGTTATAGTTTCTTTTAGCTCATGCTTTAACGATTCATTTTCTTTTCTCAAAAGTTGATTTTTTTCTACTTCATTTTTGTAATACTGGTAATAAGTTTTGTTTGATTCAGTGTAGTTTGTAAATTCTTTTTTAGATTGGTTTATCTCATGCTGCAACGCTTGAACTTTATCATATGCTTTTTGATATTCATTTTGCAATTCTTGATTTCGTTCGACTAAATCTAACTTTTCTTTTGTAAATTCGTTTAGAGTAGATTCAAATTCTTTTTCGATTTCTTCTTTGAATGCTTCCCAGAATGTGATTGGTTTATAATTTTTAACATCACTTATGAATATTATTTTTTCATCTAAAGAAAATAAACCAAATTCATGTTTATTTTTTTCATAATTTACAACAATCATTACATTGCCTGTATATACTGATTTTAAAAACATTCCTAATCTTACGTCTTTTGATTCCATTCCTATTACCTCACTTTAGTTTATCGACATATTGTAAAAATACTTTAGAACTTTATTTCAAGTGCTCGTTCTTAGATGACATGATAGCACCGTTAGAAGGACAAAACTTTATTTGATACGGCTCATATACCTTGACATCGTTTCTAAGCTTTGCATTGTATAGCAACCATTGACTTCTATTATCAGGGTCAGCAAGTAGTTTCCAATAATGTTGGACGTATGTAGGAAAGTCGCCGCACCATTTCCAACCTGACTCCTCATAATGTTTAGGGTCATCTTTTTCTTTGTTATCCATTTGCCCCAAAATAAAAAATACTGAATTAGTTTTCTTTGCATACATATACAGCTTCTTAGCCACATCACTATAAATAGCTACCTCTCCTTTGATTTGTTCATCGTCTGAAATCATTAAATGGAAGTGGTCTATAAAAACAAATTCCGGTTCTTCTCCATGCTCTTCTTGTTTGTATGTCATTCCAAAAAATACGTTCTTAGGAGTAGGCTTGTCTACCCATAGTAATCGAATGAAAGAAAACATATCGTCAAGTCTTGAATCGTAAAACTTTTTTTTCTGTTCACTAGTGTTTTTGTATTCAAGTTCCATTTGTTCCTTGCTTAAGACTAATTCATATTTGCCGGTGTTAGGATTAAATGAACGATAGAATACATCTATTGCAAGTAAATTGAAAACGATTTCCTCCTCAGTCATTTCGAATGAAAAAAAATAGGTCACTTTTTTTTCTAGATATTTGTGATACATGAGGTTAAGGATAAATCTTGTTTTCCCCACACCGGTAGGAGCTGACAAGCAATCAAAAAATCCATTTCTTGAAACTGGTTTTAATTTAAAAATATCGGGATAGAGTTTGAATGAGACTTCCTGAGTAGATGTTTTTCTTGCTACCTCAGAAGCGTTAGTTTCTATTACAGTAATTGTCTTGGAATATTTTTCTAAATACTGAGTGAGTGTCTTAGCACCTTGGATAAAGTTAGACATTCTTTTTTCAATATCAACATCGTTATTATCAAGAATGCTTGATAGCTCTGAAAACTTTTTTACAATATTTTCATCCGATGAAAATTGAAATTTCTTTACTTCTTTTTCTAAAAGACTTTTTTGTCGTTCAATGTCTGACTTTTCGGATTCAAGTTTTTGCAGCTCTTTCGTTTTGTCTTTTAACATTCTGAATTTCCCTTATGATAAGTTTTATTTTTTCCGAGTAATAATCTTTTCCGATTAATCGACCTAATGCATTTTTATAAATTGTCGATACAACGTTTTCTGTTTTCAAATAGTTCAAAAGGATAACAATCATTTTCCAACCTTTACGATAATCGTTTTTCCTATCGACTAGCTTATAGATGTAAGAGCGTATAAGAATCATTATTCTCTCGGGGTATTGTATATCGCATAATCGTTTTATCTCTACTTCAATATTGCCCTTTTCAAATTCCCATAAATAGCATTGCTTAAAAATTTCATTGTGAATATGACCATACATGTAGAACAGGGCTTTTGTATTTATAAGCCCGTCTCGCTGTAATAGGGTTTGCTCTATTCGTTCATAGTTCATTTATACATTCTTTCAAGCTGTTCAAGTGTAGGTGCTATTCCCTTTTTACTTTCATCGTAATAGGAAGTATCCTCTTTTTGAACTAACGATAACTTTCTTATCGGCTTCTTTGATAAATGCCATGAGTCAATTTTTCCCCAATTGAATTGTAAAAACTTAAATCCGAATGCATCATTTTTCAACCATGTTAATGTCGGTTCTTTTCTGATTATTTCTTCAAACCTATAAGCCTGTGCTAAGATTTGCTCGTTAGTTTGAGACATTTCTATAGAGAGTTTGTTTTGGAATAAACCTTCGTTCTTTCTATCAAGCGAATATGCTAAGTTGTTTCTCATAGCTATTTCTTTCAATGAGTCAGATAGTGTTTTAAATGGTTCGGGCGCTTTTGTTTCTGATATTACGTTTGTTCTAAAAGTTTCAGGATTGTATTCTTCCTTTTGATGAGTTAGTTTTGATGAGTTAGTTTTATTTGTATTTTGTGGGGTGACTGACTGACCCCCTAGAGGGTGACTGACTGACCCCCTGCTATCATCTGACTGACCCCCTGAGGGTGACTCATTGACCTTATTAGTAGCTATATAATCGTATAGTAAACATCTATATTTACTTACCTTTCTTCCATCTCCTTTTGATATTAGTTTTATTGCTTTTTCTTTTATCCAATATCTTAAAGCATCCCTAACCGCATTCCTTGTCAATCCGGTTAATTCCATAATCTGACTAATTGCTAAGTGGTCTTCATTTTTATGCCATCCGTAAGTCTTTCTTACAATAGCGCATAATACAAAAAACCTTGCCGGATGTTTTGCACATTTGCTCATTAAAGAGTCAAAAAGAAAATTAGGTGTTTGAGTTGTGTTTGGTTGAAATGGTTGTTTCATAAATTTTATTCCTTATATTATTTTTCACATTAAAAAACTGTATTGCAGATTCCAATACAATCTTGTGACTCTTGCTCGTAAAATAGCGAAGCGTTCTCTCTCTCTCTCTCTCTCAGAGCTTTTAGAGAAATGTTTTTTAGAAACGTTACAGGCTTGTTAATCCACTCAGAAAATTCTGTTTCTACTCGTTCTCGTTCAGCATAAACCTCTGGACGCATTTTTAAAAGATGAATCCAATTTCCTTCACCGGCTCGGACACACCCACCACTACAATTATTATGCTTAAATCCTTGACGATATAAAAGCGGCTCTAAAATATTCCATGATTTAAAAATGTCGTTCACTTCAATATTTGAAAGACCTTTTTCTATTAGAGGAAAACGAGCATTAACTCCTAATGATTCATAAATTTCACTTATGCGAATGACTCGTCTTTTTTCTTCTACACCGATTCCAAAAAATACAGTATCGCCTTGCTCTACATATGCTTGTAAAACTTTTGCTTTTAATTCACTACTACAAAAAGGAACGCGGTTATTCATTAAGAAATTTTTATCATACGCTAATTCTTCGGGACTTCGACCGTCTTGTAAGAATATAATTTCCTTATTCCATTTCAATTCTAAATCTTTTAGAAATCGAAATAGGTCAGCGTCTTCCCATTTGGTATCTGTAAAAATTAATTCTGATTCAGGAATTTGTTGTAAAACTAAATCTGCTACTACACTTGAAGCAATGCCACCTGACAATGCTATAATATTTCTACTCATTATTAGCCTCTTCTTATTAACCCTCAGAGTGTGTTGCGTTCTCTTGGCGGGTTAATGTAACCAAGAGAACTTTCCACTTTCTGAAGGTGGCTCGTTTCCGAGATGCAACGATATTTAGTTTTCACTTATACTACTGCTATGTCAAATCTTTTTTTCAGCTTCTTTAATTTTAATTTCATTCTGCAAATATTCAAACTTGATAATTAAAAATTCTATCCATTCAATCACATCTTTGTTTGTCCATTCTTTTGGTATGTCGGATATTTTAGTTTTAGATTCATCCGATACTAGCTTAATAACTCTTTGCGCGTAATCCTTAGTTTCCTCTGTCATTTCCTTTTTCTCCTATTCCTGTTATTTTCTGCCTTCGTTACTGCTCTTAAATTACAACGTCTATTGTCTAGCGTATTGTGATTGATATGGTCGCCTACTAAATCAGATTTACCTAAGCCTAATATGAGTCGATGCATCTTTACATTGAGTGCCCGATTACGTGCATAGAAGTTTTCTTTGACCGTGCTACATCGTTCAGCACACCATTTTATTTTAATAAGCATGTCATAGTCTTGGTCATCGACTAATGCGTATTTGCCCTGAGTGAGTGGAATCTTTTTCATTAGCCTCTCTTTATACAATACACTTTTGCTTTGTCATTTTTTAATTCCTGTTTAATCTCATCGGCTCGCTTGCTACATTTTTCTTTTGTGAGTGTAACCTCATGAATAAATGTCCAGTCATTCCCAAAGTCAACTATCAATTCATATGTGATAATATTCACAGGGTAAGCCTTGAATGAGAATAGAGCCATTAGGATAATAGATAGTAGCCATAGAATGTATTTCATGCTATAACCTCTTTATATGATGATGTAAGTGAATTGAATAAATCAGTGACCATGCAAGCCTCTGATACCGCGTCTATCGTATCCGATTGGAGCATATAGTCAATATACCGTAGCGTGTCCTTTTTAGTGAACTCGTTTAGTATGATTTCTTGCTCCGAGCCGGATTCGATTTGAATTGGAATGTCTTTGTTTAACTTTCCAAATTGTTTTAGGCAAACATTGTTTTCATCACTATATAACGAGTGACCAATTATACATTCGCCTTGTATGGTTTTTGCTTTGTAGAATTTATTCATTTACTTCTCCTATCTCTACCATGTATTGCATTACGTCCGTGTTTACCGCAAGTGCAAATATTTTCGTTATGGCTACTTGCAATAAAATAGTGATTCCTTGGATTGACTGCAAAATTCATTTCCTTAGAATCACTTTTACGCTCTTGTTTAGCTATCGGCATATTGAATAAATTCTCAACTACTTTTTTTCTAGCCATTTAATTCTAGCTCCTTTATTTGGTCATTCAATGATTCAATTTCTGATTCAAGATTAGATATATTATTATTAGCCTCTTCTAACTCGGATTCTAATTTCTCAATAATATCTTTTTTTCTGTATAAGCCATCTTCCATTTTTTGACCGTCATCTTTTGCATCTCTTGCAAGTCCGTAAATATCGCTCATCATATCAAGCAACTCTTCTAAAGTTTCGTTACCCTTACAGTTTGCAAGTTCCATTATCTTATCGTGCTTAGAGCATATCGTTATTAAACTAGCCATTAATTTTACCCTGTAAATCATTGATTATATTTTGATAGTAGATGTGGTCTTGGATTACAAACTTATTCGTGCTATTAGCCGGTAGACTGTTTTTAATCTGAGTAAAATAAGCTAGAGCATTGTTTAAGTCTTGAATGTTAGTTGAATGCAAATTAGCCGCATGTTTTTCGTATTCATCATGGAAGCTCATAGGACACCCTCTAAAAATGATTTACTGCTTTCAAAATTCCCTATATGCAATGTTCTGTAATTCATATTTTCTTTTATGATTACATTGTCTTTTTCTACTACAATCGCATATCCTTTTTTGTGAGAGTAATATCCATCTGCCGCACTATAGCAACCGATAGACTTTAGCCATTCTTTAAAATCTTTACTATTCATTATGCAAGCTCCAATTCATAAACACAGTCCGCACACATATTGCCCTGGAATAAACGCTTGTTAGGTGCTAAACATTTACGGCAAGTTTTATTCCCATCGGTTTTTAATTCTGGATAAACAATCGGATATTCCGTGTTATCCTTAACCATGTCCTTATTGTCACGTGTATATTTTAATCGTTCTACGTCACTTAGTAGATAACCGTCTTTAGTAGAATGTATTTGTTCTCTATGCATTGCTTGATAAAAACCTCGTAGGCTAATACCTAATATTTCAGCACCTTGTTTTCCGTTAATTCGTTCACTCATTTTATTCTCCTATCTCTAATTCTATTAATGCTAGTTTCTTTCGTTCAAGGTCATGCTCTAAATCAGTAAGCAAATCGTCATTATCTGCAAGTAATATTTTCCCCTCGATAGTTGCAATTTGATTTTTAAGTGTGACTTTGGCTAGTTCTATTTCTTCGCTCATATTTTCTCCAGTATTTGAATTGCTTCATTTGCATTTTTAGGATGCCATAATTGATAATCTTTTCTAATCTGTCTGGTAATTGTTTCAACCTTGTATCCGTTTTTTCTAAAGCAGTAGTCAGTCCATTCATCACGAACAAATCCATTTTCGAGTAACCATTTTTCCAAAGTTAATTGCTCTTTGCCCTTATCAACAATGTTATTGATTGCATAATAGCATTCTAGCTTGATTAGATTAGCATCGGCTACATATCGCTGGCATTGATTAACCCAGGTATTCACACATAGACCGGTTTGAGCGTATTCGATGTAAGCCTGACATACTTTGATATTAGCTTGTCTGAACTTGTAGTCTTTTTTGTTCTGCTTGTCAGCGTTTACTAACTGAGTATAATCTTGATTACCTTCAAAATAGTTTATACACTCGCTACCTACAATGACAGTTTCGTTTGTATTTTTGTTTTGTAAGTGATTACGATAAACAATGTTTTTTTTACCGCAAGCACATTCCCCGCCAAGAGAATCAGATTTAAAATAAATCCAGTTTGAAGGCTCACCAAGCTTTTGTATTAGTCGGTCTTTATGATTCATATTTATTCCTAATATCCCATCTCTCCGAGGTCTAGTATTGTCTCAGAGAATGGACACGCTGCTTATTGCAGATTTTAATATATATGTAGAAATATGTCGGTCACTAGAAAACCTTGTTGTATAGAATATATCGGATTATTTAATAAATACTTTAGGATTTTTTTTAGATTAAAAAGGACTTGCTTTAAGAGTGTAGCGAAATTCTACCTTTGACTCGCAAGCAAGTTTTAGATACCTGCTCACTATAGTTGAACAGGATGATTAAAAGCTTGGTAAATTGTATAACGACCTTGCGAGGAGTCGGATAATATCAAATTGCCTATAGATTCGAATCATACTTACTAGTATATAATTGTATAGTAAAAAGTCAATCACTAAACGAGTAAATCAGAATACGTCTTGTCAGCTACTCTAACGTATCTAATACGAGCATTCTTTTTTGATAAGAGTTTATCTTCGTCATCGAGTAGGTCAATCATATCGAATGTGGATACTACTTGTCTCTCAGGTATCTCTGTTTCGTTGTATGCTATTAGAGCGTCAACTATTGATAGTATGCTTAGAATGTCTGTAAATTGATTCTGCGGAAAGTTCATTAGGCTAGAAAGTATAGTGCCAAAGTCACGATTAAAGGCAACTGAGAATTGAGGGTTTATAACGTTAAAGTTTATAAGCTTATCGGTTTCTTTCGCGTAATCGCTACCCCACGTTTCTAAATCTTGAACAGTAATCATACGAGTAGTATAGTAATTGACATAGCCGATTCAATCATTATAAATATGTCATGCCTACAAAATTAAACGGATTCAAATCAGTCATCCATAAACTACAAAACGTAGATAGTCGAGTAAAGCACACAATCGAATCAGGAGTAAAAAGGCATGTCGAAAATATCAAAGAAGAAATACGTAAAGGGTTAGTTCAAGAAAAGTTCGGTCATAAGAAGTTGTCAGCATTGACATTAAAAATACGTGAACACTACCCACCCAAACAATCAGAGTCGCCACTCGTTGGTAATTATGGTATGATTGACGCTCTCGAAGTAACAAAGGGTAATAAGGGTTATCTACTAAAGCCTAATAATAAAATGACATCGAGCAAACCTCCAAACGGTAAAGCCGGAAAGAAGAAAGCTATCTCATGGTCAAGACTTTGGAACATACATGAGAATGGAACTAATATAACAGTGACTCAAAAGATGTCTAGGGCTTTTATATATTGGTTTGGTATACCGTTAAAGGTAGGAAAGAAACTTAACATACCTGCAAGAAAAACATTTGATAAAGCTCTTAAAAAATATCTGCAATCTCAAGCACGTAAAAAAGAGAACGAAAAAATACAGAAAGATATTAAAAAGCTTTATCAGTGATTACACCTTCTCCAATGACTCTACAATCCATTCAAGTGTGTCAATCTTAATCCTAGCCTTATTATTTCGATGCCTGTTAATCAATGCATTCAAATAAGTCTTGCTCATAGGCTTGCCGGTCTTGCGGTTAATGAGTGATTGACTCGCTTTGGTGGACTCATGAGTGTGCATGTAATCAGACACCCACTCGATTAGTTTTTGTGTGCGCTCGTTAGTGTTTGTTATTTTTCGAATCTGATTTAATCTCATTTTACCCTCATTTCGACTATCGTATACTATTTAATAAATACCATACGATAGTCTGTCAATTAGATTTCAAACTCTCCTTTTAAATCGTCAGCAAGGCAAGAGCCATCGCATTCAGCGTCATCATAGAATATTTCTGGAGCACCAACAAACCGACTTGTCTCATTTATATACTCAATAGCAAGTGCAACTAAGTATTCTTTTCTAGATGGGTAGTTTTCTATATTAATTTTTTTTCCTAACATTTTTAATTTCTCCTATAAATTCTATATCGACATTTAATAAATATTCTTAACTAAATAATCTTGACTTGGCTTAAATTATTCACACTATACAGATATGAATGTCAGCGAAAGGGCTATTAACAAAACAAGAGAGACAATGAATCGGTATGATATTAAAAGAACGATTCGATATTTTAAACCTACTGAATCAGAGATTACTCGTGACCGATTTAATGATATTGCAAGTAGAGGTTTGGCTTATGTAGATATGACCGCGTTTCCTTGCATACTCTCACCCTCACAAAAACAACGAGACCGCGCCGGAATGTTAGAGCATATCAATGCAATCTTTTACATCTCAAAACAAGACTATGAAGAAAAAATAAACAAGCGGCTATCTGATATTATTCGACATAGAGTCCATTTAATAACAGACTCAATCGAAAGACCATTCGACATTAACACAGCACATTATGATGGAGATACTACAGACGATTATAGATACGTGATTCTAGGGTGTGTGGATTCAAGTAACTCTATTTAAAATCCTTATAGAATTTACTAGCCTCTGCCTTATCACTATTTTGGTATTTGCCTTTATAGGTCATATCTGTATTACCCTCTACGGTCTCATAGTAAACTTGTCCAATTGACATGTATGGGTAAATCCTGATTTGCTGCATGACAAATATTTCTAATGTCCATTTACCTTTAAAGCCTACATCGCCAAACCCACTTGTAACATGAACGGATATACCAAGTCTAGCTAGTGAACTTCTACCACTTAAGATTGGCACTAGATTATAAGTCTCTGTATGCTCTACTGTATTTGCAAGGTATAGCATATTAGGCATTAAGACATATCCAGTATCGGGAATTATAATTTCCTCTGTAGGATTGTCATTTTTACAATCGAGCGTATACTCAGTATATACCAATAGCTTATTGTCTAGTGTAACGTTGTAAGAATTTGGATTTACGTTTTCTTCCTTGTAAGGGTTAATGATAATATCCTTACCTAGTCTGTTTTTTATTTCGCTGCCTGTTAGTATTGCCATGAATCTAAAAATTATTTAAAGTTTGTTCTGTCAACTTTTTTCTTTGGCGTAAACCCGTATTCCACTTCACATGAACAGCATATCGTTTCGCTTGCCGGTAAATTGTCGGCGTGTGGTCGGTCTGCTTTATAAGTAAATGATTTGTTTTTGTCTTTAGTCGTCCATTTAAATTGTTGGTAGATTAATATTGGTTTACCTCTACCTAATTTGACATGTGACTCTCTTGGAGTTTCTGCTATACTATTGTGTATCCATTTTTTCGTTACGTCAAATTCGTCTTTAGTTGTATCGTGTATTCGCTTTACGTATTCGTGCCGGACAGCGTTCATTGCACTTCTAGATTCCGTTACTGCTATTGTGTGGATATTTGTAGGCATGTTTGCTCGTTTAGGATTCTTAACTGTGTATGATTTGAATTCATCTTTGATAGATGTTTTCAATTCGTCTAGGAATTTCCTTTGCGCTCGGATACCTTTATGATTTATGTCATGGTCTACAAGTTTGTTCTTGATTGTTTTACGTATTGATTCACTTAGAGTTTGAGTCAGTAGCTTGCCCTTTGTCGCTGCTTTGATTAGTGTTGGTGAGTCACGCATGATGTCAGCCGTCGAAGGTAATACAATTTTTTTCTTGGTGCGTATTTGTGGCTTTATATCCTGCAAAGCTTTGTCGAATTTCCTAGCATCTTTTTTTAAAACCCTAGCAGCTATTTTTTGAGTATTCTCTTTTATAATTTTCTCGCAAAGCTTGGTGTAAGGTTTACCCGTGAGTGATTCGTCTTGGTTGATATTATACTTACGTTTCAACCATTCTTTTTTTTGATATTTGGATTGTAGAGGCATACACTCGATTAGTAATCAATTGTATGCTTTGTCAAGTAGGATTTAGTTACAATATACATCGGCATCTTTTGGTCTAACATTAGTAATTAATACTCTGTCTTGACCCATTTTAAGCCTGTCGTTTTTTACACCTTCACGTTGACGCTTACGAGCCGAGGGTAATACATACACGTCAACTATCGAAAGAGTCGATACGGTTTTACAGACTGAATTAAAGTCAGCCTGTATTTTTTGGTTTACTGTTTGGGTTGTTATCATATTAATATCCTTTAATACCCTTCGTGGGATGTGTTTGACCACTCTCGAATTAATGCGCATTCCAATGCATGCAAACTATTGTAGTATCGTGTTGGTTCATGCCAGCATCCATCAACCAGACTAGAGAAAGCATATAATCTTTTTTTGCCTGCATCGCCGTTTTGACGACATTTTTCAGCAGTCTCAGTCCACTCTAATGGATGTCCAATTGCGATATTTGGGTTTTGTTTTTTGATTTGTTCTAGTGTCATTGTCTTAACCTTGCCTCTTATCGAGGTCTTTTATATTTGATAAAATAACTATATAATATTTATTAAATCTTGTCTATTCTTTTTTATTGTTAAGTATAGAAAAAATTCTATAGTATAAACCTTAGTGACAAAATGTCATAGTGTAGTCAAATAATCAATTCTATCTGCATATGATATTAGATTCTTACGTTTTAAGAATTCCTGTCTTGTCATCGTTCGAGCGTGATTAAATGCCGGTCTATCTAGTTTGCAGCGGATAGGATATTTCTCAAAGTTCATGTGACACTTGATACACTGAGTAAAATAATTTTCCTGTGAGTAATAATCGTAATCTTTTATTTTAGTTTTGCTTACAGAATTCTTTTTGACAAAGTGTGAAGCGGTTAATCCTGTTATGCCGTCGCACGTTTCACATTTGTCTTTTAAAGGTAGTCTCATAATTTATTTGCTATGCTTGCTAGTATATCATTAGTTTGTTGTTGTGGTAAAGGCTCTGTGAGATTATCTCCGCCGTCAACTGGATATAAACCTAGCTCCTCACGTAACGCATTTTTACTAAACAAGCCTGTAGTTACTTTCTTTTGTATAATGTCCATTCGTTCCATCTCAGAAATTTCTTCTACTGATTCTAACATATAGTCAGAGCTAAATTGTCGAGGTATAACTTTGTATGTCCATATGTTTTCGATGTTCATTAGATAAGGTCTTATACCTTTACTGTTATCGTTACGTTCCATGACCTCAGCAGTAGAACGTCCACTAGTGCCAGATGTATCTGTCATGTTCACAATCATATTCGATTGGTTGTATACCATTGCTACACGTTGCTTGACTAGTTCATCGAATTGTAAAAGAAGCGGGGCGACATCGGTTTTAGAAATATCTAATACCATTGGAGTTCCAACTAAGCCTGTGATAAGTTTGATTGCGTTTTCTTTTTTAGCTCTGTTTAAAACTGTCTCGATTCTTTTTTGTTCACCTTTACTCATCGGGTCGCCTGCTAAGATTGCACTAGGGTCAAAGCCTGGCGTGTCCGTTGTAACTACTAAAAGTTTTTCAGGTGGTAAATCTTGGTCGGCATAATTAGCCATTAACTTATCAAATAGCATTGTAGATGTGATGGAATCTATAAGAGCGTCTAGTGGTGACATACCAAAACCAAAATTGCTATTAGGCATATATTGAGAATAGATAACCTCATTAGGGTGCATAAACAAAGGCTCTGTAAAGTCGCCTAATTGCACGTATCCGTATGATTCACCTATTGACCTACCCATGACTTTATATACCGAACCACCTGGTAACGCATAAATATTATTATTCACAAAATATAAAGCAGCAGCTCTATGAATCATTAAGTCTTGCACATAGATTTTAACAAGGTCAGTCCACGTATAATCGTTGTTAGGATTGAATACAAAAGATTCAATAGCTGCAATTTCATCTAGTGATTTGTTTTTTAATTCTCTTGATTTTCGAAATAGTTCTTTCTCAAAGTTTGGTATAGAGTGAGCATCTCTATCATAGATAATTGTAGGCAACTCTTCCTTAATCGCTGACAGTGCCCTCATACAAATACCTAGTGATTTGTATTGGTCATGGTAATCTGGATTTGTAGCGTATCCAATATTCTCGTCAAACAAATCTTTATAGCATCGTAAATCAGATTCGACTTTATCGTAATTGTTTTTCTTAGATTTGACTTTGAATTCAATAGCACTTACCGCACTTGCAGTCTTGCTCACTACTGCGAATACATAATGACACCGCATATAGATTTCATTTGCTATTTTCGGGTCAATCATATCAAACTGATTAGGTATTGTTACGTTATGCGGTGTGCCCCCACTATCTCTAGCCATAAGCGTTTTGAGGTTAAGCATTGAGATAGTAGACGCTGGCTTAACAATCCCTTTCCCGTCCTCGTTCATGAATATAAGTTTAGCGGCTTTTGCAATACGTTCGGATAGTTTCATATATGATTAGTAAACAGATTTAAAGTGCTAAGTCAAGAGTTTAAAAATTGATAAGTTATCCAAAGAAAAGAAAACACACATAAGGCAATCGGCAAGGCGTTATAGAATAGCTTTGACAGTATTAAAAATCCAATAGGGTTATTGGTAATAACAAGATACATTACAAAAAGAAGTGATAGTAAGAATGCTATACAAAGAGTTATGATTATATATTTCATGTTATCCTTTTAAAATTCGCCTCGTATGGGATTTGAACCCATCGTCTTTCCCGTGACAGGGGAACGTCTTAGCCAAACCGACTCACGAGGCATTATGTTTATTTTCGCTTAAAAATCGCTTTCACCCATTGCACAAACTTCTCATACCATTTTAATTCTCTTGGTGGTAATCCTGTAGGAAGTCCAGTGCAAGTGACATGAGTATGATTTGATATAGATGTTCTATTGCCTAGAATTGTGGCAATGTCATTTGTAGGAATCATTTCTTTTTCTTTCCTTTCTTCTCTACAAAGATTTGATTGTATGCTTTTTCAATTAAATCATCTTGCATTTTTTTAAGTTTGGATTTTCTGGCTAGGTCAATTCTATCTAGGTAATCTCTAAATGATTTATTGAATTCATCTGAATGCGAATTAGTCGTGACATTGTTTATTTTCAAATAAAATTTATATGTTATAGATGATTCAATAGATTCTAATCTAACACCTTTATATGTCGCGGTATATTCAGGGCGAGTAATTGAATAAAGAAAACCTCTTTCCCATTTAATCTTATCTTGGCTAGTTAGCTCGATTATCTTTTCGACAAGTGCTTGCTCTTTAGTGCGTTCGATAGATGCTGTTAATTTTTCAGTTTCAAGTCTTTGTTTTTCTACCTTTGGATTACTCATGAAGCTTAATAACTTTTGGAATATATTTTTATACATTATTTCTTAACCTGATTCTTTTTTACAACCGCTGTCTTTTTCACTGCTTGCTTTTTGATAACCGGTGTTTCCTTTTTTGTCTCTTGCATTTCTCGCTCCTTATGTTCTTCGATAGACTGGTCTAACTCAATTCTTAAACCCTTAATCCGATGCTCTCTTAATTCAATTTCGTCTTTTGTTCTAGATGCATATCCAATACCGTAACCGATTAATGTAGAGATACCACCTACAATTAACATGCTCACAATATAGATTATTAAATTCAATTCGTTCATACTTTCTCTTTCTCCTTTACAATCCAATAAGGGCATACATGAGTTTCTTTAACTAACTCTAGCCCTTGATAATTACATTTCCCCTGTGCGTATCTGTCAACCGGCTTATTATTGTATGGTTGAAATTGTTTGCATGTAGCGCATGCCCTGTCATCGGGCTTAAGATTACTGTTTATTATGCGCTTGATTTCCTTTCCATCTTCATTGGTTAGTTGCAATGCTGTGACTATTTCGGATACTGTTTTTACTACATTCATTAGTATATTGTTACTCCTATCATAAAAATTAATATTAAGTGTTTCATTCAAGATGCTCCATAATATTACTTTTATACTCTTTGATTTGTTCTATTTTTTTTAATGCGATTAGATACTTAGTAAACGTTTGAGGGAATGGATTAAGCTTTTGATTTTCTTTATCAAGTTTTATCATTTGCTTGAACGTTAAATTGTTTTCATTTTTAAACTCATTCATTTTTACAAGATACGCACTATATAAAGCTTCTGCAATTGTATTTAACTCACGAAGTGTTAGTTCTGGATTAGTCATATTTCCATATCCTCATAATAGTCATTAGCTGACTCTAGCTGTTTTACTTCGTTCGTTATTGTTTTGATGTTCTTACCTTGGATGATTTGTTTTAGTAAATCGTATTGGTCTTGATTAATAATAAAATGAACATACTCGCTCTTATTCTGTATTGATATAGCCATGTTATCACCTTTGTAGAATAGCAATTTGTTATTGCCTGACTTACCGACTAACATTGCGATACCAAAGTCCCATACTATTTTTTTATCGAGCGTGTTCTTGACAATAAGATTAAATACGCGTTTCTCTTGTTCGGGTGTAAATTGATATGACTTAGGTGGGGTGAACATTTATAATCCATCATAACATCGGCAAGAAATATTTTCACTCATACCAATGTCAGTTATTTTTATTACTGCATGGTCTAGACGTTTCATCATTTGCTTTCGTCTCGATTGTAATTCAGATACAATACTTTCCATCATTTCAATACCATGTTCTAGCCCAAATGATATAGGAAATCCATCTTTATCAATTAATGCTTGTTCGTTCATTTTAAATCCTTAAATCGGTCATCATGTTTTTCTACATGCATAAATACAATTTTTCTAATGTTACCGTAAGATATTTGAAAACCTTTTTTGAATATTGCGTAAATTTTAGTCCTTGCTCGTTTTTTATTTTTGTTCATTCCTTTAATACTTTTATTCATTTGTCAGCCTCTAATCGTTCATTAGCTTTTGTGAGTGAGCCGGTTACTGTAAGATTTACATGAGTAGCCGTCATCATTAAATACACAAAAACACCAATAGTATTCATTTCATTTTTTATTTTCTTAAACTGATTACGCATTTGGCTCATTTGTTCTAATGCTAAATCTATTTGAGCCAAGCAACATTCAATTGCCATGTTCGACTTTTGTAATTCTAAAAACTTTTCTAATTCATTCATTTTCCTAAACTCCTTATTGCCATTTCCTTCTCTGCATATGCTACACCGGTGTATGGTATATATTTGATTCCCTGCTTGGTTAGTGTGTAGAGTGCACTTGGATAAACGATGTCATCTATTTGCACATTAGCTCTAACGATTGCAGGTATAATACAATTATCCACAATACCATATGCAAAGACGTTATCATAATTGTCGAGCACTTGTCCAGTATTCGATATTATTTTAACAGGCATAACTTTATTTTTGCTTGCTTCGATTTCTGCTAGCATGTCCTCTTGGAACTCAATCGCCTTATCGAGTTCATGCTCAAGGAATACACCTTTAATAAAATTCCTTTTTAACTCTCGATTGTAGTAATTGACTACGTATCTTTTTTTACGATAGTCGTAGAATATTCCTTTAGGTATTGACCGGTCTTTTTTCATTTCGCATTCCTCAGAGAATCCATGTTTTCTAAAACAATGTTGTATGCTTGATACTTCTTTAAAATCTTTTCGAATTTGATTTGCTCACTTAACGTGTTCCATAGGTGAGAAGAATTATAATTTGATTTTTCAAATTTCTTTCCATTTACCCACACGGTAAAATCAAAGCTAAAATGTTTTGAATCTACTTTTATATTTCTAACTGAGATTTTAATTGTTTTCATAATTCACTCACCTTGGAATAATACCTTACGACATGAATAGCCTGAATTTTTAAATTCACTCCAATTTCTGCTCTTACGTTCTGTCAAAAAATTATGTATACAATCTTTTTTTGAATCGCTGTTAGTCCATGCAATATATCCTGTGTTTTCGCGGTGAATCATCCATTGGTGTTTTTGTGTTTTCATACGTTACCTCGTTTCCATTATCAGTATATTATAAAATTACTTTAGCAAATTATGTGATATTCTGAACGTATGTCCATAAGCTACCGGCTATAGTCGCATAAGCAAGAGCATGAAGTAAATGGTCATCTCCTAATTCTACCCATACAGCGCGCTCGTCTTTGACTACTCTTGTCGATGATTCGATGTGTGAATAAAAATCTTTGATACTGGAAATGTTCATCGGGAATTTATAAGTCTGTTTTAAAACGTTTTCTTTTACTAGGTCGAGAAGGTAAGTTCTATCTATACTGATTTGCCTATTCGCAGCTTTGGGATTAAATGGCTTAGCAGTGTTATACATGTAATGGCATTTAAAAAATCCAGCGTGTAGTGATAGTATCTTATCTACTAATCGAAGTTCAGGTAAAGCATCTATAACCCCCACTCGAACATTATATTGTTTGCACATACTGAGCACATCATTTTCATTCTGCAATTCACCAACGAATAATAACCTGTAATCGCTGGACATTATCACAGTATGTAAAACTTTTCCTACGTCGATTCCCATTAACGCGGGATTATCGTATGTATCGGGCATTGTGTAAGTAGCATCTATACACCTGTTAAGCATATCACTGTTTATCTTTTGACCACTCGATACATGAGGTAAACCTAAATCGTTATTCATAAAGCTAGTCATCTTTGATTCGTTGACTAATCCTTCTTTGTGGTTATTGTGCAAATCTATAAGTGGTGTATTGCCTGAAAATAATTTGTTAATGTGGATACCGATTGTTTTCCTGTCATCGTATGTCTTAACCCATTCACCACTTGATTTAAAATCAATTGGCTTACCGCACATGTGGCATATGGCTAGTAGCTCGTTGTATCCTGTGAAGTTTCTATCATACGTGTTACCCTCAATATCTGCTATGTGTTTAAAGTAATCGGGTAATATCCAATGACCGCAATCATGCTTAACGTTCCATTTGCTTTGTGTGCTGTTAATGTATGCATCGTCAATAGGTGCTTTAGGTATTGTAGGGTTTCCAATCTTTCTAACATAACGATATTTACTAAAGCCTAATCGTCCGTATGCTCTCGACCAGTCATCGGTCATTTCGTCTATTTCATCTATAATAAGAATGTCAGCAGGGAATTCTACTAACTGACTAGGAGCACAATAAACATAGTTTAAAATTGCATTGTGATATTTTTTGATACTCTTATTGTCTACGTTACCAATCCCACTCTTAAGATAATCGTTGTTTGCTATTACTTCGTCTACCCGTGACAGATAACGATTCTTAGTCGATTCGACCGGTAACATATAAAACGTATTCTTACTATCGTTCTCAGGCTTGGCATGTTCAAACGATGTGATATTAGCCCAAGTAGATATTCCCGATTGTGTAGATTTACGAAAGGCTAATGATGGATAGTCCCAAAGCTTAAAATAGATGTCGTATAGGAATGAGCCTTTAGGTATAGTAATCTTATGATTCTTTTCGTTCTTGATTCCTAAAAGGTATTGTTTAAACAAAAAAGTTTCCTATGTCGATTAGCATACTCATGAATAGTAAAGTGAGTGTAAACATTGTTAGGCTCAGTTCGAGGTCAGTCATTAACTCAATCCAAAAATAATTTCTTTAGCCAGACTACGTTCATAAACCTTTTTAGATTTCTTTACCTTGGTAGGTTTGACAGGCTGTTCAACTCTAGCCGCTCGCTTTATTTTTTTAACTTTGGGATTCATACAGACACTAAACTAATGTCTAGCTTATTCTGTCAAGTCAAACAACCTAGTAAGCTTTATCGTAACATCATTAAAGTCTTTTTGCTTCTCAGACATTTCGGATAGTATACGTCGATTTTGCTCAGTGTATTTTTTGAATTGGTGAATACGGTATAGGTTAGTTGCTACATCTATGAGTAGTAAGCATATGAGTATGTATTCAATCATTATAACACCCCACTCTTAAATCTAAATCCCTTATAAGCTTATTATTCAATCGCAATCTCTCGTCTAGTGAGTAGAGATAATATGCAATAGCCATGAGAGTAAGTAATCCAAGTATTTTCATAGTTTGTCCATTATCTCATCGAGTGTGTATCCCTCTTTGACAAGTTCTTTTAGGCGTTCTTTATTGATACCAAGGTTTGAGTTTATTGCAACTGGATTAGAAGCATCGCCGGAAAGCTTGACGTTGGATACATTGTATTTAGGGTATAGCATTCTTAAAAGTGATAGTCTATCCTTAGTATCGCCTTGTTCATATACTTCTTTGAGTAGGGTTAATTCTCGCTTATCCTTAGCAGCTTCCATTCGCTCTTTAAATTCTGGATACTCGTTTACCCATTCGTAAAAAGTTTTTTCGGATATATTAACAATACCACATGCTGCCTTTGCTGCCAAGCCAAACCCGATAATATATTCAAGTTTGTTTATCATTTCATCGTTATACTTCATTTTGACTCACTTTGCTTACGTTTACTATACGAACGTGTATTATCATGTCAAGCCTTATTTAATGCTCTGTAAACGAATCCTGTGAGGTTTAGAGCGTATCATCCCTCTCTACAATAGGAATCAATTGATAGTATAAATCCCTTACCTTTTCTCTGTCACTTCCCGTAATACCAACTTTATTAAATTCTAAGTCAGTAAGCCCGCCAAGGATTTTTGAAATCAATTGCATTTCTTTCTTGGTTAATATGTGTTGTGTGGTCATTATCTTTATTCTCCTTTCCCCATTATCGGTAATTTATAAACACCCTCTAATCACATAATGCTTATACAACATATACTGGATTAATCCTACATAGGTAATTGATAGGACAAATAGAAAGCTGAATACTATCTCGAACTCGTATTTAATTCTTTTCATTGCTAACTCCTTTTTCCCGTTCTTTACGTTTCAATACATTCTCTAACTGTTTTGATTCGCTTTCGGTGAATTTAAGATTGAATTCCTTCTCTAGCCCTTTGATGTTTTGTTTATAGCTCATACTAACTCCTTTAATTTATCTATCGTCTTGTCTAGCTCAGAACTTGATAAGTTTTTATGAATCAAATTGTGAACTAGCTTTTTAATGTGCTTCTCGTTTGAACAGGTTGTCAGTCTGTCCTTGTGAGTGTGTTGGCGGCGCAGGGATGATTTCATTTTATCTACTTCCTTGCTATAGTTGTAAGTTTATTTATATACTCTCTCGCTTCTTTTTTTGAACGAAACGAGCTATGGACAGTTTGATAAAAACCATTATCCAATGTTTCAAATTTCCTAAGACCTTCAATTTTCATTTCAGGTTGACTATATGATTTTGTTTCCTCTGGAAGGTTGCTATTTTTAATTATATCTAACAGTTCTAGTTTCATCGCCTTAACCTCTTGAGCTTTACTAGCTCTTATATAGATAGTATCGTTTAATATTTATTAAATGTAAAGTATTTTTTTATGGGTAGGTGCTATAAAATTTAATTTTTTTCAATAGTATTTGGCTATAGTATAAAACTAAAGTGATCTAGTTTAAAAATACCATTCATACTTAACTATCTTGTCAGCATGTTTTTTTTGTATATCACGTATCACTTGTCTAGTAATCGCGTATTTAGTGCACTTGAGGTAGTTTAATATTGTGCGCTCGTTCCATCCTGTTTGAAGTAATCGTAATACTTTTGATTCTGTGGTGGGGTTAATCGGTGCTTTGGGTTTCTTGGTTACGACTTGAACTATTTCAACTTGTCGTTTTTGCTGTATAGGGTTAGATTGCTTTACCTCTACACGTTTTCTAGTTTGCTGAATTTCAACCGGTCGTTTGACCTGCCTAGATTCTACTATACGAACAGTTTGTCTATTTCGGTTTCTAGCTTGCTTACTGACCAATTTTCGTTTCCGGCTTTTGAGATTAGTTTTTCAATGTCATCCTGAATGAGTTCAAACACTGCTTCTAAATCTTCTGCCATAGAACGAGTGATACTTGTTATATAGTCTTGAGTTAGTTTTGTTTTGACGGGTATCAATTGTATACCCCTGAGATAGATAACATAGACAAGACGTAATACTAAGCCCTGCCTATGTCAAGTTAATTTTTTAGAAAACAGAATCGTCTACTGGATTATCCGCATAATGATTTGTGTCAGGTTCACTATGTGATTGATTGTTAGTTCCCTCACTCTTACCACCAAGTAATTGAAAGTTTTCAACTACAATCTTTACCTTAGACATTTTCTTTCCATCTTGTCCATCCCATGTTTCTTGCTTAAGTCTACCTTCGATTGCAATCTGTTTTCCTTTACCACCGTATTGACCAATGACATCGGCAAGCTTTCCCCACACTTGGCACTCAAAGAAATTAGTTTCTTCTTTCTTTTCACCGTTCGACGTGTAGCTTCTATTATTAACTATACTAAAGTTTGCTATATTTGAATTACCTACTTGTTTGCAATCAGCATCTCGAACCATACGACCGATTAGTGTTACTCTGTTTAAGTCATTAGCCATTAGATTAACCCTGCCTTAATGCATACATACAATACCATACCGGCACCAAACACTACAAACCCCGTCACTACATATCCTGTGAACATAATTAAATCTCTCCTAAAATATTTTAATTCCACTCTACTCATTTTACTTTACCTCTACGTTTGATTCGATTCTTTTCTTTGCAATGTAATCCATACATGCGTTGTAATCACTAGCGTCTGGATACTTTTCTTTCATTCCCTTTTCAGCTGCGTCTAAAAATACAAGCTTGTCTTTAGCTGACTCGTAACGTTTTTGGAGTCCAGGAAGTTGCTTGGTGGGGTCTTGTATTTCTTTAGGCATACTATGCGTATTTTTAGGCTCTTGCTTTTGTTCCTCATTTTGTGTTTGTCCATGCCTACCTTTATATACCTCATGCCCGATTCCTAACCATGATGCAATCTTTGTAATACAATCGGTTATGCCACCTTTAGCAGAGTCGCCCTCGTCTTTGTTTGTAGAACCCGCGATACACTCCATATGAATATTGTATTCAGGAATTGTAAGCGTGACCTTTACAAGTGAGGTATAATCTTTGTATACTCCTTTCGTTCCTTGCTTGCTGTTTTCCTGTATAGGGGAAAGCAATTCATTTCTTAACTGCCATGAGCCGATTCCAAATACTTGATTCAATCTTTCGATTATATAAATCTGATTAATAGCCGTTAGCCCTTGCATTGTAGGGTGTGCTTTTAATGCTTCTTTAGGTAATGGCACGTTTAAAGCTTTGACCATTTCCTCGGTTACTTTTTTAGTTTCCATAAAACACCTTCCTTTTATTCTCACTGTCTTTTGATTGTAAATAGTGCAATGTATTCTCTACCAACTTTTCAAATGTAAAATCCCATTGCATTAGTTCATAGAATTTTTGCACCTCAATTAAATGTTGTATCATATAGTTCTTTCCCCTCTTAGATAAAACCTGCGACTCGTCCATACATCTATTGCCAATCCATCTACAAACTTCAAACCGTTATTAGTCTTAATCACAATATGGTCTTTACCGATTATGATTTCGTCAACTCTAACAATCTGGAATTTGTGATTGCATTTATCGCAAGGATAGATTTTAACAAAGTCGCTAGGCTGCATATAGTTATAATCGACAAATGATACAAAACCTTTAGCATTAATTTAATAATTTTTGCACTATCTCGGCTCTCTGTTTGTTCACATGACTAAGTAATAGATTTGATTTAATCTCTTCGAATGATTCATTATACATTTTTTCTAATTCCGTTTCAGTCATTTGAAAAAATGCTTCAAATGTATAATATAAACTTTCCTGAGAACCATATGTAAATATTCCAGGCTTTCTAAATTCATGAAAATTCATAGGTGCTATCGTTACCGCGCCTGAATAAGTTCCTTCTATCCAACTAATATTAGATTTCGCAAGATTAAAATCATTTACCACCAAAGGACACAATTGTATCATTGGATTCAGACTCTTGATGTATCGAAAATATTCTATTAGCTCCATTGGTTTTACTTGTCTTGATTTGACTAAGCCCTTCATTAAATCAGAGTCTTGCCCGATAAAATTAAACAACCAATATTTAGAACTTTCTAACTGTTGAACTTTTCTAAGTGTTTCAATGACCGACCTTAAATCTTCGCGGTGTGTGTTAGTGCCTCTCCAATTTACAATCTTATTCTTACTAAAGTTATACTCGAACGGAAACATATAGTCATTATGTGCGTTAGGTATGACTATAATATTATTGTTGAACTCTTTATACTTGTCACGTAGATAATCAGTAGTAACCGTTACAACGTTAGCCATTGAAATCATAAGCTGAAAGTTTTCTTTATCTATCCCGTCTTTGAATACGTGTCGATGTGGATTGTAATCAGGGACACTATTAAGGTCATCGTCAAAGTCAATCCATATAGGCTTATTGCAATTACGCGCATACTCTACAATATCTTTAAAATCGTTTTTAAATGGACGCTGTAAGAATACTATATCTGTGTATAGCATGTCAACCCAGTCTACACTTTGCTTCATGACAAAATCTATACCATGGTGCTTAAGTGCAATGATGGGAGCGGTCGAACGATACCAAGCAGTCGAATCGTTATAGTGAGGAATGACACAATGTATCTTAGGTCTGTAATTCATTTCTTAATTTCCTGTGAGCTTCATAATTATTTTCGAGAAATTGGATAGACATACCGGTTTCATTTCTGAATCGTCCGTTACGCAAAACATCGGCTAAATGGTATCCACATTTTTGTGTGATTGTTTTTAAAGTATCTAATAGGCTTTCGATGTTATCATTTGCAATATCTATACTGACATTACACTGAGTGCCTGACATCCATCTAAGTATTGTTTTATCAATTGCAATGTATGAATTATCATCTATGATTAATTCTTTCTTTTTAGAAAATCCTAACCAAGTTAGATACTTGTTTGTAATCATAAATCTACAATCGCTTGTTTAGTAAATCCATGTCAAGCAATTTCTTTATGACAGTGTGGGCATTTTACTTAAACCATTGTAAGTATATTTGATTTGCTATTTGTGCGGTCATAACAGGTGGAACACTCATTCCAATTAAATACTTAGGTTGTAGAGTTTGGAAATCGTAATCTAGGGGGTAAGCTCCTATTTTACAGTATTCATTTTTATTTAATAATTTATATTCTTTATAATGTATATAGTCATTGCCACTTACTAATGTAGATGGAATTTCTTTTTCATGCATAAGAACACGTCCAAAAGATTTGTATTTACCTTCTCTCCTCTTGCATATATCTCCAAATGTTTTATCTGTTGGTTTTCTATCTAACCAGTCTCTATAATATTTTGTATTTTTCTCACTAATCTCACTAATCTCACTAATCTCACTAAAATAAATACTCTTCTCATTAAACTCCAATCTCAGTTTCTTAAACTTTAATTCCTCCCTATGACCTATAAAAAATACTCTCTCTCTTTTTTGTGGGACTCCCATGCTTGCAGCGTTCAAGCAAAATACTTGCACTTCATAACCCGCATCTGCCATTTTCTTTACAATGTTTTTCGAGTATACTTTTGCATTGCCTTGAATAATCCCTTTGACGTTTTCCAGAATAAAAACTTTCGGTTGTAATTTGATAATCGTATCACAGTAAACAAATACTAAGTCGTCAAGTGTTTGCATAGCTTGACCTTCTCTGAATTGTTTTGATTTACCCCATGCTTTTTCTCGACTGCCTGCCATGCTAAAAGTTGAGCAAGGCGGACTCCCATCTAGTAAGTCTAATGAGTATAATTCGCTAGGCAAATCTTGACGTTTATTAAATTCTCGAATATCTTCATTGAATAAATATTTTGGATTGTGATTTAACTTATAAACCTTTGCAACTTCTTTATCTATCTCAACGCCGCCTAAGTGGTTAAACCCCGCAAGCTTATAACCCATTGTAGAACCACCGCCACAAATAAAAGTTCCAAACACATTAAGATTATTCTTTGTTATCCCTTTAGAAGGATACCCATCTTTTAAATACCATTTGTAAGGGAATAAATGTTCGTTCATATTTTTAAAACTTGCATGAGTGCAATTTCTGGAGACTCATTTATTTTTGAAAGTGCCCCTTTTACTGCTATATAATTTTCTTCACTAAAAGTAAATTTCAAGGTCATTTCATTAGAAAATTCATTAGTATCAATTTCTTTATTTTTATCTGAGTAACTTAAATTTTCTAAATCTAATTTTAATTCCGGTATTTCAATTTGAGTATTTATATCATTCAAATTTAAGTCACTTGTAAAATCCATTAATACATCCAAGTCTATTTGTTTATACTTTGAGTTAAAAATTAATACAGCTTTCTTGGCTTCTTTAGTATTTTTAAAATCCAAAAATGAGCACGGAAATTTATCAGGAATAATTACTGAGTATTCTTTCCCTTCACTGTCTTTTGGATAAATAGTATTAGTTTCTAGTAGTTGTAATATCTCATGTCTAGAATGACCGTCTATTATGTATATCTTGCCGTCTTTTTCCCATACATAGAAATTCATTGTAAGACCATTAGCACATAAACTATTGGCTAATTTTTGCAATGTATATGGATTTGTTTTTTTAAGATTGTCAGGCTGAAAAGGAATTAAGTTTTTCCAATCTACCATGTCTTGCTTTATGATTTTGTTTACTAATTTATTTTGCATTTACTCTCCTAATTATGAACAAACAAACAACCATTTACTTTATACCACTTATCTTTACCGTATGCACTCATTATATTCTCAAAGTATGTCCAGTCACTTGAATGGCTCAAGTCATTCCATCCAACATTAGCCGCATGAGCCTTACGGATAATAACCCCGCCACAATCTATATAACCAACTTCAAGCTTAACATTGATTACCTCATGCGCTTTGTAAGAATGAATCATGTCACTACAATAAGTTGCAATCACTCCGACATCGGAAAAAGGCTTTAGCATCATTTCGAAGAACGTAGGGACGTAATAATTATCTTCGTTTGTAATTAGCACATAATCACTATCTAACCCTATTTGGTTTTCTTTCATTAGTTGTAAATATTTTTGTCTTATAGGGTGTGCCCATTGTCCGGGTAGACAATTAGTATCCTCTGTATAAATTATACGTTCATCATTGTGTGCTTCGACTAGATTTCTGATATAATCATTCTTGCCTAAATGGATTAAATGTAATTCCCAATCTTGATAAGTTTGGGCTATCATACTAGATATGATTACAGGATAACGATTATAAGCCGGACATACTACAATTACTTTATTCTTTTTTAGTGTAGGGAATTCTTTTAAGTTTTCTTCTAGCCTAGACTTTCGCATGTGTGAATCCCAAAATACAGATGACTCGACCAGTTCTGGTTGTATCACGGCAAGATTCATTTTTATAATCTGTTCTAGAAAAGCGTTATTGTTTTTGTGTTCGAATTGCCAGCAATCCTCTTTTGTTTTTATATCAGTGTGGAATTGTAATTTATTTAATGCATCTTTCTTAATTGCAAAGCCCGATGTGCGAATGTGTGGTTTGACTTCTAGTGACTTCTCCATACACACTACACCGACATTGTATTGATTCAAAATCCCTACATAGTATTTTATGAAATCTTTTCGCATAGGAAAAACGTCATCGGTCGCCCAAATGAGATTGTCAAAGTCGTTATTGAATGCAGGTAATCTTTTTTTAGCTACGTCTTGAAATGCTCCAATATCCATGCCTACATTTTTTCTAGGTATGTATGTTATTTTATTCTTAGCGCATAATTGTTTGAATGCGTGTTGTTCGCTCTCGGAATAAAAATTATGTATTACCCTTAGTTCTGAATCTTTAGTATTACATTGATTCCAAATTTCAATCCATCTTTCAAGATTTTTTAACCGGTCATATATAACAATGCAAACTACTGTTTTCATTTCATACCAAAAACTTTTTTCAATGCATCGACCGCTTCATCTTTCGGTTTTGCTTTACGTTCGTATTCAGCTTTCTTTTCATTGCTTATGAATTTTGATTTTTTAATTAGTGCATCAAGTTCTTCTTTACCAGTCATCACTATCCTCTAATCTATAACTTACAAACATAGTTGAGAATAATAAAGATAATCCTGTCAATGCAAATAAATTAGAATTGTAATCAAAGACTATTCCCATAACAGTATAAGCAATTATGCATATGATACCTGTGCAAAATCCTAATCTATTCCAATCGTCAAGCCTTAACGCTCTGAGATTAGTATAGATTAGAACTATCTCATTTATGATAGCTTTAAAGCTGTTTTTAATATAGTCCATATAGCACCTCGGAATATGTAAATGAGAAAGAATATAACGCAAGCACCTAAGCAGTAATAGAACCAACGCTTAATAGTTCGCCAAGGAACTAACTCTTTAAGTAAATCAGAAATCAATTCATCTTTTTCTGTAATTGTATTTTTAAAATTAGCATATTCTTTTTGATAAGTCTTATTGTTTTCTTTAATCGTATTATTCAAGTCTTGAATCTGATTATCTCTAGACTTAACCGTATCTAGTGAGTCTTTGATATAATCTTTGGCTTGTCTCATAGCATCTTGACATTGTAGAGACTGACAGCCGTTAGTTCCTGCCTCGATTGCCTTTTCGGTTTTCTCTGCTTTGTTTTCTAAGCTTATGGTTGTCTGAGGTGTAGAACATTTTAAAGTAAACACTAACACCAATGCAACAACCACTAACCAAAGATTATCATTTATCCAATCTAAAAATTTCATAACGTTTCTTTTTCTCCTTCACATTTTGTAGGCAATCCAAATTTCTTTCGCCAAACATCTCTTAGCTCACAAATAGAAAATGCAATTACAACTAAACTTTCAGCCGTGTTTTTCATGTCTTTAATCTGATTAAATAATTTAGTATTGATACTCTCTACATGCTTGCATCTATTGATTAAGTCTTGAACCTCTGGAATATCTAAAGCACTTTTGTTATATGCAAATAAGTCTTCAATCATTTTGGCAAATCTCTATTAACCACTTTCGTATAAACAAAGATTCCAATAAACCAAAGAGACAATACAGAACCCACTATAGAGATAAGATTAGATTCAAACGATGCTCCAAATCCTTCAAACTTACCAAGAGGCATGAACCCACCAACTACTAACATGATGACACCGATTACAAATGTCACTATCTCAAAATTTTTTACTTTTAACTTTTCCATTTTTATTCCTTATAATATTTATCCAATTCACTAAAGTCTAATAGACAATACAGATAGCTTCTTTGCTTGCTTGCGTATAACGTTTGCTTAAATGTTTTCCATTCATTTGATTTCCAATTCCCTCTTAGCACTTGACAACCTGCTGACCAGCCATCTATAATATCAGTTCCACTACCTGCATGAATATCTACACCGGTTGCATCATAATATATTTTCTTTTCATCATTCAAGAAGTTTCTATTTAAATCTCTCCACCCTTCTAGCTTACCACTTGGACATTTACCATACAAATTAAAAGCTTCATTACCTATATGAATTGCTCTTTGTGCTAGCCATAAACCGTTATGCAAATGAAAACACCCGTTAGAGTTCATAGGGGCTAATGTGTATTTTCTTCCAGGGTCAACCGTTCCATGATAAACTTGGCATTCTTCTATATTCAAAAATCCAATAGTATCATCGAATACGTTAGGAGATTGTTTTGTGTCTACTAAATCATTCCCGTCACCGTCTGGCTTTGCTCCACGAATACCAAATACAATATAATCTTTTGTTAAGGTTACTTTGTATTTGTCGCTTAGATATTTAGTCAGTATCGCTTTTGTTCCCATTGTCAGCCTCTTCTATTATTTCTAACATCTCGTCTTCTTTCATATGGTGAAATCCATCTACACCTAGTCTAGATATAAACAAAGTTTTACTATCCTGCTTTATAGCATATTGACCATTGAATAAAACTGCTTGTCCTTTTGGTAAATCAGAAAATTTCATTTTCATCTTATTATCCTAAAATTAAATACCTTCTCCACTATTGACGATACAACGTAATTTTGAAATCTGATAGATATAGAGTCAAGCTTTTTAGATACATTCCTACCAAATAAATTATCAAGGTTAGGTGACTTTCTCCACGTAAAAAGTATTATACCAAACGTCTTTGTATTCATATCCCAAATCTTATAGCTTAGTAAATGGTCGATGCCATTAGCTTCTAAAAATATAATTAAAGGGCTTGTAGGATAATCGTTCTTTATCCCATCATATGAAATCAAACTCCAATCATTCGACATTGATGCGTGTATGATAGATTTATAAATATCATAATCTAAGAAATCGGGAAAACAATTTTCAGGCTTGCTATTTATTTTCCTGACTACTATTTTATTCTTTTTAAATATTGTAGGCTTGCTATCTGTATTAGAAATGTTAAATACAATTTCTTCATTCAAGTAGGCTCGTCCGTTATGAGTTCTAAATAATGCGTAACTGTCAGCACATAAAGCACCTTGACACCAAAGCAAATCACTATTAATCTCTCGTATGTTTTTATGTCGTTCTTGGAAATAAGTAATACCAAAAAATGATAGCATAGTAAATATCTTAGAGCGTAAGAAGTAAACCATGACTGAGGCTAATATTGATAATACAGATGTAAGAAATATAATACCTACCTCCGCAAGTCCTACTAAGATTTTTTGCATAATCTTATCTATGTGTAAATCTATATTCATATAAGTGTTTTAAACGCTTCATACAATCTGAATTTCTTTCGTAAAATACAATCTAACTTCTTGCATAGAACGATATACGAATAACTCAGGGTATAGTAATCGTATGTTATTAACTACATTACCCCCTGTGATTAATACATCTTTACCTCTAAGTGCTAGTTCTGGCATATTCTAATATTCCCTAGCTCTAATTGTCATGCTAGAAATCGTAGCCCCTAAAGAGTTTATATTATTTACAAAAGTAAAATAATCCCCTTTAGCCGCAACAATTGGAATTGTCATAAACGTCCCAGCGTCAATAGCAGGAGCATTAAGAATATTTGATTTATATAGGACGCCATTTTTGTGCATATTAATAGACCCGTTCGACATCGTTAATACTATACCTATGTCAGCATTACAATCTTTGTTAAACGTTATGCGGAATCCTTCGGTGTCATCATAAGAAACAGCCGCGCCATTGTCTACACACGTAATTAAATCGCCTCTTTGCTTATCCCATGTCCCTGTGAATTGTAATCGAGTTCCTGCTCCTGTCACATTTATGCCAACATCATTAGTCTCCCATATCGAATCATTCTTTATAGCCCCATTCCCGTAATTAATAACCTCTGTAATATTAGTAGCGTCATAATACAATATACCTATGATTCTCTTAGTAGTATTAACCGTAGAATAATATCCGTTATACGTTGTATTAAATACAGGGGATGGAGTATATTCAGTTGTATCGTCTATGATTTCGGCTACTGGTATTGTTTCGGCGGTTATAACACCGGCACTAGTTGACACTACATAACGCCAACCAGCTACGATACCAGAAACAGTTATAGTAGAACTTAAATTTACATTAATTCCAACTACCTTTGTAGCACCTTTAACAGTTAATTGATTAGTTGAAAATGTGAGTCTAACATCATTATATCCATCAGGAAATGAACCTGTAATTTGAGTTTCTAAATCGTCAACTCTGTTTGCGAGTGGGTATAAAACATAGAGCGTGATACCAGTTGCATTAAAGTCAGGGGCTTTGTATAGTGTTATTATATTTGCAGTGCTTGCACTTGTTACAACCAAAACTTTGCTATTACCAAAAATAATATCATCTGTCGCAAGTTCCGTATTAGCCGCTCCACCTGTTCCTAATAACTGAGTATTACCGCTTGTTACATTCCATGTCCCACTTAATGCAACTTTTTTATAAATAGCAGGTGCACCTTTTCTACCATGAGGAGTTCCAAGAGCAGCATACATACCGGTTAATAAGCTAGTGATATTAGACATATCGCCTAACCCCGTATGAACTGTGATTAAATTTCCATCATCACCACTTTGTATAGTCTCTTGGTCGGTGTCATACAAAACTAAATTTTTTGTGTATAACGCTAAAGCGTCTCTGAATGTGTATCTGTTATCTATTGCCATTGTTTACTCCAATATGTGGATAATATTTGCGTAGCCGCCGCTTATTTTTATGAATGCAATTCTTTTAAAAATCTTTTTTAGCTTAGACATTAAAACACCTACTTGACTAATCATATCAGTAGTAATCGTTTCTAATGTATTTACATCTATCATTATGATGCTTGATGTTGACAAAAAATCTAAATCAATGTAATCATTTTTTATTTCTAATCCGTATATAGTGCCGTCATCATTGTAAATTAATGTAGGCGCATTTCCATCGTATACATATTCCAACGGGTCATGCTGTCCATACACGTCGAAAAAGTTATATCGACTTTTCGCATACTCTCCATAATGCCCTAATACAGTTCCTTTGTATATTAAACTATCCCCACCAAATATTTCATCTATCCATCTTTTCCAAGTCGTAAAAACTAAAGGCTCTCTATTAGCAATTTGCATCTGACTCAAATATCTTTTTAAATCAGATGTGTTAGAATATCCGAATAAATTTCCCCTTGCCTTTGCTACCTCTTCTGGTATGCGAGTTTTTGCAGGATTGTAAATGTAAAGGATACTATTGATATACCCGTCAAACTCTAAATAGTATTCATACAATTTGTTTTTAAATGAAGTCCATAAAGTATCGGCATCATATAAAAGTGTTGAATATATTTTGCTAAAATCGTTAATCATATTTTAGTTGCCTGAATAGTAGTAGGTTGTAACACTTCACCATTTGATAAAGCAGGAATATTCATGGTTACTATATTACAGTAAGTAACGCCTGTTATGTGCTCCATAACAGGGCTAGTAATATCATTAAAATCTAATATACTTCCTAAGTCATTATACTTGACTTTATTTAGAATTTTGTTTATGTAAAAATAGTCGCTTGTAGTGTAGGTTATTCCCGTTAAACTGCTTAAGTATAAATTGATATACACTAAAGCAGAATCAATACCATTTGATTTAAAATCTTCATAAATAGCCTTACCCATTTCACTCGAACGATATGCGATAAGCAGTAATACATATTTATTTATTTGAGCGTCCGGTGTCCCATCGGTTGTATACGTTACTACAATTGTCTGGCTTATGTATGTTACTGAATAAGCGGTATATGTCATTGTATCAAAATATGATTTAGATTGTAGATATTCACTAACGGCAAGTAGCAAAGTGTTATTAGCCGTGCCCCCACCGTTAGGCATTATGTAAACGTTACAAGTATTCTCGCCTACCTTTGACGATATAGCAATATAAACCCCTGGAACTCTGCTTGCTAGATATTGGACTGAATCGTTATCCCATGCCATTGCATGAGTTTCCATGTAAACCGGTATCATCTTTTTTGCGTATTCTATATTTTCGGGATTAGCTCCACCAGTTGCAGCTTCCGCATTATTTGAACAACTTATAACATTCGCGTCCGTTCCTGTGTATACAGTGATAGTATCTATTGCAGTATTGCTATTAACCCCTTGAGTAATTGAATATGAGGCAACTACTGATAACCCACTTGCGGGAATAAAACCATACTGATTACCAGTTGTAACGTCCGTAAATCCTAACTCAATATAGCTAGTATTATCTAAACATGTATAAAATACAAAGTGTTTATCTGCCGATGTGGATAATGCAAAGTTATCTACCTTTGTGTAAGGAATGCCATTAACAGTAATAACAACTGTAGATGGAATAATACCAGTATCTTGAAAATAAAATCTTTGGCTGTCAGTGCCATCTGTCGTTCCTGTTGCTATATTAGCTTGTTCTGTTCTTTGATAGACTGTAAATATTTTTGAAGTAGTTGAGATAGGAAACGTCACATTGGCTAATGAAATAAATTGCAGTAAAGGTTTATTGATTTGTGCTTGAGTAGTAAACTTTAAATCTGATTTAGGAATTGTATAAGAACCACCTGACGTAGCCGATGCATCTATTACTAACTCCAAAAGACAAGATGATTCTGAATATCCTTTTAATGGATAGCCTAACGATTCAAACAAATCTTGAGCTATATCCCTAGCACTAACTCTAGAAGGTAAAACTTCATTAGCTACTAGATTAATTTTGGAATTCAATAGATTAAAAATACCAGCAAATGGAGTCTTGAAAAACTCAGGTAGCTTTGAAATAACCGTATCCGTATTCAAATCGCTTATGATGTCGGAATACGTTCTAGATATATATTGAATGGGATTTAGCACATACTTAGAGTATGTTTAGCAAACGCCAAAGCAAGATTTTTATTCAACTACAATCTGTAATTTATCTAGAATAAAGTCGATAGTTTTATCTCTATCCATAAACTCCCTTAATAATAATTTCTCATTGTCAGCCGTATATAATATGATGTTTTTAAATCTAAGGAAATCATTAAACAATTCTTTTATTTGCTCACTAGTATGGTCTACAAATGTTTTTTTACCTGTCATCACATTCATACACCTAATACGGCTTTTAGATTCAGTCATTAGAGCATCTTTTAAATTCATTTGGTCTTGTATGGTAGAGTCATATAAATGCTCACTACCTAAAACCTCGCTACTAAACCCGCTTACAATATCAATTCCTGCTTTGTCCGATATTCTTTTGTATAGGTAGTCATATGCATTTTCTTTGGTAGCTTCTTTTAAAAGTTGCAATTGTGATTTGTGAACTATATCGCCTTTGTCATTTACCATTTGAGAATCTGATAATGTGATTTCACCTACTTTAATTCTGTGATTTGTCCACGCGATAGGAGTTAAGACTTTTACTTGGTTGTCAATATAGACTAACTTATTAGGCTCTTGGCATTTAGGAAGTTCACCCTCGTATACCAAAACACCTTGAGGTAATGAACTGACATTATATTTACCGCTTCGAATGTATAGATTGTTATCTGCAAAAAATAAATGTAGGTTATTCAAATGTGCCCCCAGTTGTATTAACTGAATTGACAGGTGCTCCGAGGTTTCCCGTTCCTGTGCTTGATAACGTGCCTACTGTAATCTTACCTGTCTTAGTGTATGCGTCTATTGCATTTGCTGTCTCAGTTGCCACACTTAACGGAGTTTTAGTGGGGCTTAAGTCTGAATAGATTAAAGTTAATTGTATTATTAATTGTGCTTTGTTTAACATTTATTAGCTCCCTGGAGTTGGACTTGCACTTATACCGACCGGTGTCATATGTGTATGAGTGCTTGCATGAGTTTGAAGTGTGGCAGCATTCCAAGAAATGTCTTTGTCAACGTCAAGCTTTCCTTTTATTACTACATCACCTTTGAATGTTATTTTCTTTGGATTTTTTTCTAGCAATATTTCCACATCACTACTAAGTTTTATTTTAAATGAATCATCACTTGCATTATAGTATATTAGCATGTCCTTATATGCAAATACCACTCTAGCATTATCTAACGTGTTCTTATAAGATTGGTAATCGTAATCTATCGCGTAATACTCTAATTGATTTTCGTTTCGGTATCGAAGTTTAACGTAATCGCCTACGTCAGGAATCATCTCACTACCAATAGTTAAGCTAGGTTTGGCTAATACGTATAATGCGCTATCCGTTTCAGTAGCTCCATTAATATCTAATGACCACACTTTGATATAGCCCTTGTCCTTACCTGTCTTATTTACTTCTTTGACCTTACCCGTATATGATTCGAGTATAACAAGTCTTTTGTCTAAAATGTTTTCTATTTGTCGGTATAGGTTGTCTGGGGTATATTCCATTTTACCTCTTTAACAAAAGCTTATGAGTAACGCCGCTTTCATTATGCGTGTATGTTTGTTTGTATATTCGCCAAAGACTTTTATTTAGTAAATCTTTTTGGACACTACCTGTCTTGGTTGCCTTGTCGTATGTTCTAAATGTTGGAGGTATTACGCAAGCTGAATCGGTTTCCTTTGCACCTAGCCAAACCCTATCGCCTACTTGGATTATTGGATTAGGAATGATTGTCGCATTGACTTCCTGAAATTGACCTTCGGGAAATGTATCAACTGTCTTAGGTTTAAAATACATTGCTATCTCTTTGTTTAGGTTTCCCGTTTCATCTAGCATATTACTAGAATCAATTTTTAATATACGTTGCAATTCTTGAACTTCATTAGTTCCAAATTGTTTCATTGCTTGTCTTTTAGCAGCGTCTTTTTCGGCACCGGTTTTCCATTCGTATACTAATGCTGTTTGCTGCTGACCTGGCTGAAATTGTAAACTAACTTTTCCGGTAGGGTCAATGGAAGGAACGGCAATACTACCGCTTGACGTTGGAACTTGGCTACCGTCTAACGTTAGTATAATAGCGTCCTGTGCTCCATAATTCATATAATGATATTTACCACTAACACCCCTAATAGCGGCTAAGTTTAATTCGTCTTTGCTTACTAGTGACTTAGAATAAAAACAATATATAGTTTCAAACCCTCGATACACTTGAGCGAATTCAATCATAAACCTTTTAGCGATTGAATAGAAAAACTCATTTGGCGTTTTGTTAGTTCTGACTAATTTATTCTTTGTAGTAAATGTGGTAGCCGCCTCTGCTTTAGCATCTAACTTTACAAATATCTGGTCATCCTTTATTCTAGGATTTATTTTTTGTAGTGTATCTTTTACAACTTCTTTGAGGGTAATACTATTACTACCACTTGGATATTCAGCGCTACCAGATGTTATAGCAGTTGGTAAACCACCTCGTAATTGCAAACTCCATATAGTCGCTACACCTGACATACTCCATGAGCTTTCAAATATAAAAAAATCTATACCCTGACTACCACCGCGAATAAATCCATTCTCGTTATCTAATGCGCCTAACGTTTCTTTGTCTATCGTGAACAGGCTTTTGAATGCTCTGAATACGTTTGACTTTACACCCCATCGGATACGGTATCTTTGCCCCTTTGTAAAAGCTTTCGCATATATACCTGACATATCTACCACTGTCATATTGCAAATAATCGAATTGTATAATTCTTCCTCGATAGTGATTGACGTTACATACTTATCTCCCTCACCTCTAGGCATTGTTTGAAGTTTATCAAGTGGACTTGACTTGTCTATATCATCGCCAAATGTCATAAATGGTTTATCGTTTTCAATCCAAGTCTTTGAATTAGGGTCTAGGTCTAGTTTCTTAACAGAGAAAAAATAAGCATCAGCCGGTGGGGTAATAGTTGTCATACTATAGGAATATCCAATTGATTAATTTTATCTAAGTCAAATTGCTTCTCAACTAATCTTGCTGAATTGTGATAGATTAAATCTTGAATATAGTCTTGTGCTCCAAGTTCTTTATGTGCAATCAAATCAATATCGTCTGATTGAACACTCTTGGCAGTAACCACATTAAGAGGTCTTAAATCAATAGAATACATTTGTATAATATCGCCTGTTATCGGGTCTTTGTAATCGACTATCATGTGATTAGAATACGTTTGTTAAGTGCTATGTCAAGCACGTCTTTTCTGTGATTCGTTAGTAATGGTTTCATTTTTTTTATTACGCTCTACTAGCTTGTCAACCAGTGCATTGTATTCTAACCAATCCATTTCTAAAATCTCTTTCCTCGTAATCCCTCCATGAGTCATTTCAATTATGAAAAGTATCTCATCGGATAATATCTCTTTGTCAAAGTCAACAAATTCTAAATTGCTTATGATGGATTTGTATTCATAAGCATTCTTAGCTATGTAAGGTCTATCATCGTCCTTTATTTTGGCAATAGACCGGAGACGAAAAAAGATAGGAAGTTAATCATTTGCTTATATAAAGAACCACAATTATCACAGGTCATATCAAAGTAAGGGTTAATACCGTGTAGCCTAAAACAGTCCAGTAACATGTCTGAGTAGCGAGGGAAATCAAAGTTAAGCAGATTCTTTTCTGAGTGTTTGAAACGATTCCAAATATCTTTAAAGTCTTCTATTGAGTCTTGACTATACCAATCAATTTCAGCATCGACTAGACATACATCGTAAAGCTTTTCTTGGAATGCTGCATCGGTTTTTGTAATCTTAGAGCAGTCTATCATATCTCCTAATGTTGGAACTCTAAAGGCTAATGAGCGTAACCCATAGTCTTCGGTCTTTTTTAAAAATGTAGCCCACTGAGCAAGCTTTCTATCATCGGGCATACAGTCTTCATCGTAAAATGATTTTAATTTTTCTAATGAGTATGGCTTGATTTCTATTCGAACGTCTTCATAATTTCTTTCATCATAATTTACTGTGAGCTTACTTAGGTCTAGTCGCCTATCTTCGTCTTTAGTTCTTACTAGCTCTGTTACATGATGACAGTTAGGACAAAGAGAATTCATACTTAGCTTAGGGCTAATACTGATTTCCTTGTATGCGTTTAGTATGATTAGTTCTACATCACAAAAAGGTATGTTTCGAATTTCGGTAATGTTTAAGTCGGTTACGTTCTTTACTACTTCTAATGCAGCATTCCAAAGCTTTTCATTTGCAATTTCTTTTCTGCTTTCAGTTATTCCGTATGCGGTAAGTGTTTTTAAATCAATGCTATCTAGATTTTCATTTCTTGTTTTTACAGGTAATTTCATATGCCCTCTATTTGATTAGATAAGCATATGATTAGTAATTTTGTCAATTAGATTTTATCCAAAGCTTCTTAATACGTTTCCACCGTGTAGAATCTCAGGGTCTAGTCTTGTTACTAGCAATGTAAATTTGATAGTAGAACCCTTTGGACTCATTTTATCATAGTCAGGATAAATATTATCGGCTACTTTACAATTACCCATGTCATACTTTTTAACCCAGCAATCAGGATTATCTGCATCGGCTCTTTCGTCGGTGTCAAGAAAATAACAAGGAAAAGATTTGTTTTGATTTCTCCAATCTAACAATGCAAGAGTATAGTCATTAACTCCTTTTGGATTGTTAAGAGCTACCTCAATAGCAGATACTTTCTTCATACCTGTTCGAACAGGTATAATCCAATTATCCTCAGTCGCCACATCCGTTGTAGGCATCTCAATCTTCAATTCGGCTACGTTAATAACCTCTTGCATTCGTATATTGTTTACGAATAAAAATCTATGCAGTGCAAAATATTCTTGTTGTGTTGCCATTATCCTCTACTCCTTAAAGTGTAATCCCTACACGAGATGTAATATAAAATCTATTCAATAAACTGTAAGATGCCCAATCAATATACATCCTACCTATGCCTTGCGCTAATTGGTCGATTGGATTAACGAACTTAGACACATCACATCTAGATACATCTTTCCAACTTGTCGCTTGACTTCCATCTGCTAGCACATCGGCAAATGCTCCACCATCTCCGGTTTGTTTTACAACGAATGGAAAGAATGAACCATCATACAAAGGTTGTAAAAGTTTTGTTTCGATGATTGATTTGGCTTTGTTCAATTCGAAATACTTAGCAGGTCTATTTTCGGACGTTCTAAGATTATCCTCAGCACTGAATTTAATCAATTGGTCAATGATAAATCTGTGTAAGTCTCTTGTCCTGTTATCGTTCGATGGACTTCTAAAATTTCGAAGGATAATACCAAAGCCTTGAACGTTCTGCATGATATTACATCCAGCATCATATAACAAAGTTCTGATTTCGTCATTCCAAGAATCTTCATAGATTGGTTGTTGACCTTTTTGATAATCAAATGTGTAAGCATACTCACTTACTGCATGATGTGCTTGACCTGAGTAAATCATATTTATCCACTTTCCAATAACTCCACCATAAACAGAAAGTTTTAATACGCTTCCAATCGGGTCTACTACATAACGCTGACCATAAAATAATCCGATTCGATTCCAATCTACTCTTGTTAAGAAGTCTCTACAATAATTGGCTAATGAAGTGTAGTCGTTAGAGTAATTAGGAAGCTCACCAACATATAACGGGAAATCAGTATCACGTCTTGAATTACAATACGCTCTATAATTAGAATGAACACCGGTTAAAGTTGTATCGGTTGTCATTAACCACACTAGGCGAATGTTATCAAAAGCACTTTGTAAACTTGTATAATCTGCAATAGAAGAAATAGCAGTTCCATCTGCCCCACCAGTAAATGGTTGATAGTCAGTAGAATCGACTGGAAATGATTTGTATCCAAGTGTAGAACTCGATTGATTAATACCTGTAAAAAGTTCATGGTTTTGTAAAACGTTTACAACATAATAATCAGTAGCCGCGCTGTTCATCGAAAGGTATGCATCATTAAGAGCAAGAGGTAATTTAATAATAGCCCCTCTATAGTCTTTAATATAAGTTACAATTTGAAAGTTCATTACTTCAACGGTGTCATCTACTGAATAAGTTACAGAGCTTTCAGGAATACCGGTTAAAGTATTTGTAGTTTCATTGATTGCAGTTACTGTAAAATATTTAGCAGTAGATAAATGAGTAAGTTTTAATTCGTCACCTACCACAATTCCAACAACAGACTTAACAACGATGTCAGAGGAAATACCACCACTCACGGCACTAGTCGCATTGATAGTAGTCGATTGTCTTACAACGTTTGTAATCTTAACATTGATATTGTTATCATAAGAACCATACGCTTGATGATTACGATAAGCAGCTTGAAGCTTTAAAGTGTTTTGTGGTGAACCTGCTTGGTCAACTAACGTTACACTTGCACTTGTCGCACCGCTTCCTTTCCACGTTTTAATATACAGATGTGATTGGTAAGGTTTAGCTTTCTCGATTAAGTCTGTTAATACATACCATGTCTTTTTGTTTGCTTGAGGTTCATAGCCAAGAATATAATCTTTATCTAAGTCGCCTGTCAATTCGATTAAGTCGTCAAAAATTCTAGTTGCCTTACCTGCCGCAACTCCTACCATATTTAATGCGCTAGGAACAAAACCGGAATCTCCGATTGGAAAGCCTGTGCCCGCGTGAACTCCTAAATTTTGTGCCATATATTAACTCCTGTAAATTCCTTGTTCTAATCTTGATTTGAATAATACGTTTTCTTTTAGAGCGTCTAACGTTTGTTTATCTAACCGGTTTATACCTTTGTCGATATAAACTATACTGCCATTGATTAAATAATCATCTGATGTGTTTATAGATATGATTTGAAATACTTCTTTTTTACTTAAATCCAATTCGCTCATATCACTAACTTTACTTTGTGTTTTTGCCATTTCAATTTTATTCCTGTGAGGTAGTAATATTTTGTATAGTTAAATCATTTGGAGTATAAACAGTTTCCCATTCATGGACACCTACTAAAAGAGTAAATAGTAGTTGCATTTCACCCGTTCCATCGTCAAAAGCCATGTCTTGGATTTGACCGCTTAACAAAATATGTCGTTTATCGTTAATGTAGATTGCATAGTTATTCCCTGCTAAATAAGAAAATATTTCACTTACCAATTGTTTAGTTTCTAGTGACCGGTATAATCCATGTAAGATAGGCTTGAAATCATATTGACCTGAAATCTTACGCTCGTATATATTCCCTTGCAAATCTTTGCACACAATCTCACTTTTAGCGAATGTGTATTGATTGTTTTTGGTATAGTCAAATCCTTGCTCTAATGACAAAGCCGGTGTAACCCCTTCGATATTCTTAGGCTCTACCAAAACAGGTATACTTAAATATAGATTAGCATTTGTGTAGGTATTTAATAAAGTCTTGCCGTTGTAATTCTCATTAAATACTAACTCATAAGATGAAGGCTTTATATTAATAGATTCTATCTGGTGCTTTTCATTGCCTATTTGGATTACAGACAATCGCTCTATGAATTTTGGAATAGTTGCAACTGTTAGAGTTTTACCACCACTTACCCCGCTCCCTTGACCTATTAGAATCTGTCTTGGAATCTTGCTTGATACCAATTCTTTAATAGCACTATGAACGTCAAAAGGCAAATCATCCTTATACGCGATAAGGTTTGTTATAAATAGCTTAGTTGCTAAAGTGCTTTGGATTTTTAAAGAGGTAATCGTTTGATATGGATTATAAAACTGATAAAATCTATACGTTAAATCCGGTGTGAATTCATACGTTAGTGTATCGTTAATTGTGAATCTTAGAACAGTCTCAGTATGTAGCTCGCAAATTGTAAATCCTATCGAGTCATACAATGCATCGACTACAATACTAAGCCCTGTTAGCTCTACATATCCATTGGCATCGAATTCGATTAAAGACTGATTCTGACTTATAACCCATTCTGGATATGATACTATTGATTGAGTTGAATCGGTTGTATCCCATGCAGTCGAAAAGTCATTTAGAATTTGCTTCACTCACTCTATTATAAGAGCAAGGAAGCCATTTCAATATTTTTATTTACTTCGCTTTATTAACTAGATTATAGCGTATCCGTAATAAAGGTGCGCATACGCACTAGTTAGGCAACAATAGAAACCTTTTTACTATTACACTGCCCGCCCTAGTCAAACAATGACCTTTGAGTGTTAGTAGATGATTTTATTATATTCATTGCAGTATTGTAAATTATTAAGCCAGTTTCGTAATGAACTAAATTAGATGCTATCTTACAAACAGGTTGTTTACCTTTATATTTTCTAAAATCGTAATTATGATATTTGCTTAATTTTTCAACTCTGTCTTTCCCGTTCCCAATTATTCCATTTCTAGGTTCATCTATTGGAGGCAAACTAAAATTAGCCCAATATAAATGCCTACCTCTTTTCTGCGCTTGAATTAATGGATCATAATATGGTATGACATTTTCAACCACAAATTTACCAGAAAAATAATTTTGTAAAAAAACAACTTCTTCATATAATTTAAAATCTGGATATTTTGATTTAGTTCTACCTTTGTTTGACAATGCCAATCTACTATGACTTGGGCATGGAGGACTTGACCAAATAAACTCAAACTCTTCATAATGGTCTAATAGATATTGGTGAGCATCTGCAATAATTACTTTGTCATTTGGGAAACGTTCTTTATATAAATTAGCCAATTCCTCATCTAATTCTATAGCAGTAACTTGGCAATTTTCCCAAAGCAACCTATTTCCGCCAAGACATGAATATAAATTTAAAACTTTTATCATTTCGTATTAGCCCCCTCAGGCTTTATTTTATTACTTCTATCGTCGTCTAACAGCGAGGTGAGACGACATTGACACATTAAGTTTGGTATGGTGTCAACGCCGTCTACCTCGCGAATGTTCTACGCCATTCATGCGCGCCTTTTTTTGACTTTAATCGCTTTAAAGTAAACTATCTACATATTCCCTTATCAATTCGGACATAGTTTTATTTGTTTTCTTTGCCTGTGTTTCTAATTTTTTTAATTGTTTACCGC